ATAAGTGACATGACAAGACATGCCAGGCTGAGCGCCAGCCAGACCAAACAGTGGACAACCTGCCCAGGGTCCACCGCGTACATCGAGGCCCACCCCGAACTGCGCGCGGGCTCGGGATATCACGCACAGATGGGTACCTGTGCCCACGCCCTGGTGGAGAGGTGCCTGGAGAGGGGCCTCGCGCCCTCCAGCTTCAAGGGTCGGCTCATCGTGATCGTCGAGGACAGTGAGGGCAACGAGGGCACCTCCATCCTGAAGGAGGGCGCCAGATGGCCCAAGGGGGCGACCAGCGTCGTGTTCGAGGTGGACAACGACATGATAGAGGCCGTCGAGTGCATGGTGTACTATGTCGGACGCCGCTGCATGGAGCTGGAATTGATTGACGACGGTCTGACAGACCACTCAATCCGGGAGGCGGTACGGGGCCTAGTAGAGAGGGGCGTCGTGCGCCTCGAGGCCCACGTCGTGCCCCTGCCCGAGAGGGATGACACCGGCGGGACCGGGGACGTCATCATAGACGCCTGGCCCGAGGTCCTGGAGGTCGTGGACTACAAGCACGGCGCGGGGGTCTTCGTGCCCGTCGGGGGGAACATGCAGCTCAGGTCCTATGCGCTGGGCGCCCTGCTCGTCACGGAGGGCATGGGCTACGACGTCGTGAGGTACACGATCTGCCAACCGAGGCACCTGCAGGCCCCGTCCGATGGCATAATGAGCGAGGAGACCACGGTCGCAGAGCTCGTGAAGTGGAAGGACTGGCTCGTCACGAAGGCGAAGCGGGTTGATTTGGCCAGGGCTGAAGTCGAGAGCAGTAATTCCCTCGATAATCTCTATAGCTTGGGACTCCTGTCCGTCGGAAAGGACGGGTCCCACTGCACCTTCTGTGAGCTGAAGGCCACCTGTCCAGCGGTCCTGGCCAAGGCGCAGGAGCTCGCCTGCATCGACTTCGACGACGAGCCCGAGAAGGTGGAGACGCCGGGCGAGAACCTGCTGGCGATCGTGCTGCCCTGGATACCGTTCCTCGACAAGTGGAGCAAGGAGGTCAAGGCGAGCGCCGAGACCAAGCTCCTGGCGGGGGGTACAATCGACGGCTTCAAGATCGTCCGCAAGCGGTCCAGCGGCCGCAAGTGGATAAACCAGCGACGTATCGCCTCGGAGGTGGAGGGCGATGAGGCCACGGTCGAGGAGGTGTCCGAGGAGGACATCGTCAGGGAACTGGTCGAGGACTTCGGTCTGACGGAGGACGAGCTGCACACCGAACCAGTATTCCTGACCGGACCGAAGGTCGAGAAGCTACTTCCCAAGGCGGACAGGCAGAAGTTCAATGACAGGCTGCTGGTGAAGCCCGAGGGCGGCCTGACGATGGCGGCAGAGGACGACAAGCGTCCCGCCGTGGTGGTGGACCCTGCCTCAGACTTCGACGACGTAGAGGATTGATTATATCATGTTCATAAAAGAGATATGTGTATCACGTTCTGTGCGGGTCAATACAAGTAACTATGAGGGCACAGAGCATTTCATATCCATGAAGGCTGAAGTTGATGAACTGGATGACATAAGAGAAGAAACTTCTAAGTTGGTCGCGACGGTTGAAAAAGCAATGGTAACGCAGTTAGTCAGGTCGTACACGACACGTGGTAAGAAGGGTATGACTCCTGAAAAGGTTGCAAAACATCATGGATTAACTTACATCCCAAAGAATGAATGACTTGATGGGATAAATCTCGGGATGGGACGTTATACTTGATATGAATTTAATCAACAAGAAGTAATGATATGACGATGAAAAGAGGAGTTTATCGGGGGCCATACGAACATCTACGACATGAGAAAGCTTTACTCATGGAGCATCCAGATCCTACCCTCATAAAAGCCCAGTTTAATTCCTTATATCTAGGTAAGGAATTAACACATAAATGGACTAACTTTCCAAAGGTAGACTGGGAAATAGTGCCATGGGCGGATATGACACATGACACTACTTAACCAGAACATCGAAGGTGATATCAGTCTGCACCGTCTTGGTTTCATCGAGGTGAGGCTGGACGGTGACCAAAAACTGTGCGTTTGGCATCCGGACCTACCGAGAGCGAAAGGCTACTGCGAATCCCAGATACACGATAATGCCTATGGCTTCAAGAGTCAGGTACTCCGGGGCGTACAGATACAGGATGTTTTCGTGGTAAACAACTCCATCAAGGATACTAGGTCAGATTTCTGGCTCAACCACGTCAGCCATCAGACGATCGGCGCGGGCATGACGTACCAGCTCAAGGCCCGGGTGTTCCACTCGACCACGGCCTGCGGGGACGGACGCGTAGCAGCCCTCGTGACGAAGGTGACGAAGGGCCACGACGCGATGAGGCTGATGGGTTCCGTGGGGATGGCCCCATATGAGGAGGACTTTGATTCGCATCAGATGAATAAGGGAACCATGTGGGCGATAGTGTGTGAGGTACTGGGGGACTGTGAGCATGACGCTTATTAATAGTAACTACAGGACCGCAACGGGAAACTTTAGGAACGGTAACTATCTGACTAACAAGCATGACCTAGAGATCCGTGAGGAATATGACGGGGGCTCTCGGGTAGAAGTAATCAAGGAATGGTATACAGTATCAAATTCAACCATTTATAGATCCTTAAGGAGAACACAATGACTAAGGTATTCAAGGAGACCGAGAGGACCATCAGTCTGCACGGTCTCGGCTTCCTCCAGGTGAAGCTGGGGGCCAAACAGAGGCTGCACGTGTGGCACCCAGACTTGCCCCGCAGGAAGTGCTTCCTGCACTCGGACATACACAGTCACCGCTTCGGCTTCAGCAGCACCGTGCTCAAGGGCATGCAGATAAATGACGTCTATGCGGTGTATGAATTCGGGGATGATCCCGGTCCCAATACTCACGTCGCATACGTGCACGAGGGTGAGCGGAGCGAGTTCGGCAACCGGCCGTGGATACCGAGGGCAGAGGTCTGGGTCGGCCAGGTGAGCCGTCAGCTGGTGGAAGCCGGCGAGACGTACCACATGCTGGATCAAGCGTTCCACGCGACCGTGCCGGGCCGAGACGGAAAGGTGGCCACGCTCATGACTAAGACCCATGAAGGAAGCAACGGTGCCAAGTCGCTGTGCCTGAAGGGAGTGGAACCAGACGTGGACTTCGACCGGTTCCAGATGACCGACGATGACATGTGGGCGATCGTCCGGGATGTCATGGAGAACTGACATGGGAGAGTATGCAGATTACGCGGTCGACCGGATTATAAACGAGGGCTACGGCTTCTGGGGCGGGGGCGGCCGGAGGAAGAAGAAGAAACGGTGCGCTACTGTATATCGCAAGCCGGTCAGGGTCATACCGGCCGGCAAGAAGATACGCCTACTGAGGCAGCGGGCCCACCTGTCCTTCGATCGACTGTGGAAAAATGGTTTCATGCACCGGAGCGAGGCTTACTGCTGGTTAGCGAGGCGGCTGAAATTGTCCAAATACGAGGCACACATGGGCCGGATGACGGACAGCTACATGCTCGAGAGGGTGATCAGGATATGTGACGAGTACATCGGGTCCACGTCGGCCCAGGACGACTTTCCTGATGACCTATGAAATTAAAGGATATTTTAGATGCACGTAATGATCGACATTGAGACCCTCAGCACCCGCCCGGATGCCTGCATGATACAGCTGGGAGCCGTGCTGTTCGAACCCGTGAGTGGCGGTAAGATACTGAACGGCAAGGGTTTTAACCGCCATATCCTGGTCCAGGACGGTTCGGGCGTGATCGACCATAGCACGTTATGCTTCTGGTTGACCGAAAAGTCTGCAGGTAAGATGGGCAAAGAACTGTCTGAGAAAGCGGACCCACTGGCAGAGGTTCTCAGGGACTTCGTCTCCTGGCCCTTCCTCGCCCATCAGTTGAACTGGGAGGCTATAGGGGGCGTGTGGGCGATGCCCTCAGACTTCGACCTACCGATAATCAAGTCGGCCTTCGCGAGGCTGGGGGCCGACGTGCCCTGGGACCGCCGGAAGACGAGGGACGCTAGGACCCTGTTCGACCTGGTTGGCGGGAAACCCGAGATCGACTGGACAGGTATGATCCCGCACGACGCCCTGGACGACGCGGTGGGACAGGCCCAGCAGGTACAGATCGCCATGGGTATGCTGGGAAAATGATGAACCAACACAGGGCAGCACAGGTCCTCTTCTCGACCCTGAGATTGGTACTGGATAGTGATAGCATACCAGTCACGGGAGGAGTACTGGACCGGGTGCTCGAGGCCTCACTGGCGGAGGACATCTTCGAGGGCTTCATCGGGGACCTGCATTTCGTGGAGACAGCCGTGGGCAGACGGTGCGTCGAGCTGTCGGGCATCCTGATCTGGGCCCTGAACTCGGAGATCATTCGATATGAGGGCTTTGGCCATCAGTGGATAGAGATAAAGATCAGTAGGATGGCTGCAATACATAAGCTCAGAAGACTGGATATCAATCAGAGTACAATAGATAACTGGTGTGAAATTCTAAGGAAAATTTTAGGAAAATGATGGAAGTATACATGACGGCTAACATGCGAGTCACGATGCGACAGACTAACTAATCACTAACAGCCTTATAGATATAGGAGATAGACAATGGCTGAAATTCAAAGATACGTAACCCCCCCTTTCAGGGTATCATTCCCATCATTATTCGAGGCAGAAAGCTATGACGGAGGTCCGCCCAAGTTCGGACTGTCGGCTGTGTGGACTCCATCGAAGTTCTCAGACAGCGATAAGAAACGCTGGAAGGCGATGCTCGGGGCCATGGATGCGGAGTGCAGGAGCCGCTTCAAGAAGTCCATGAAGGACCTGCCTGCCAACTACAAGATAGGCATCCGCGACGGTGCGGAGAAGGCGGACCTCGAGGGCTACGGTGAGGGCACCAAGTTTGCCAACATTACGACCAAGATGCGTCCCGGGGTGATCGACGCCCAGAAGAACATCCTCAGCGCCGAGGAGGGCAACACGGACGAGATCTATCCAGGCTGTTACTGCCGGGCCACCGTCACCGTGTACTCCTACGATAACAAGGGCAAGGGCGTCGCGCTCGGACTCATGAACGTCCAGAAGATCAAGGACGGAGGAAGGCTCGACAGCCGGACGGATGCTGCCAAGGACTTCGACGACGATATCGACAGCGCGTGGCTCGACCAGGACGACGACTTCCTGGACTGAAGATAAGGGATATGTCGGATACACTCACCCTGTATCCTGCCAACCTGAGGGCGCCTCCGGGTGCCCTCTTTTTTATGCCCAATCATCTCACATTGAGGGCATCCTTCAGGGCAGGTTTTTCCTTATGATAATCGGACAGTATGACACTCTAGGATAGTGAAAGGAACGTTACACATGAGAATATTTAAAGAAGGATGGGGCGGATAACAGCCTCTTACGATGATCAGACAGTATGATATTATAAAATAGTGAAAGGAATCCAGCATGAGAAAATTAATACTGGTAATAGTCTCGATGGTCCTGATGACCCTCAGCCCCAGGGCCTTCGCCGGTACGGAGGCTTCAAAGGTCTACCAGGTGGGAGACCAGGTGTCTGTAAGGGCTTACTGTCTGACGGAATCGGCTGCCCGTCAGTTGGCCAAACTGGTCAAGGAAAAGAGCATTACCGGTTACTACGCGGCCATGCGAAGTTCCGCTGTAGAATGTTACGACAGCAGAGTCCACACGGAACTGAATACCATCAGGGTGACACTGAAGGAACGCATCTTTGAGACGTACGTACCGAAAGTAGGTACGATGCACTTCTGGCTCGCCGTCGACGTGAATAATACACCCGGCTACACCTGGACCTGGTCGACCGGTCAACCTGTATAGAATTATTTCAAGAATGCCTTCAATATCATCGGGCTGGAGAAAGCAGACGCAGGGTATCCAGTTGAGGCTCACCCACGGGTGCAACGCCGGAGGCAAGCCCGCCGTACAGACGGAACAGCTGTAACAATCCGATGATATTGAGGGCATTCTAAAAAGACACTGGGATGCGGAGTACGACATGACTGATAACTATCACAACGCCCTGGGGGGTAGCACGGCGGACCAACTTCGTGCGTACGTCGTGCGCATCGAGCGGATCGAGGCGGAGATAGCAGACCTCAACGACGACAAGAGGGATATATATGCAGAGGCCAAGGCCGTCGGCCTGTGCAAGAAGACCCTGCGTAAGTTGATCCTGCGACGTAAGAAGGACAGAACCGATCTGCAGGAAGAAGACGCCCTCCTCGATCTCTACGAGACGGCCTTGAGCCATGTGAAGAATGACCCCCTAGCTTAGACAAGGAAATAGCAATATGTGGCAAAAAATACAGACCTGGTTGCAGGACTACCACCTGAATCATGCCGCCATAGTTTTACTGGGTATGTGGCCCTTCATCCAGCTGCACGAGTACATTGGTTCCAGTGTAGCCGGAGCCGCAATGACGTGGTCCTTTGGCTACTTCATGCGGGAGGTCATGACGTACGGCAGACTCGGATTCTGGGGATCCTTGCTACCCTGGAAGTGGAAACGTCATGACCTGATCCAGACGATATACGCCGTCCTTGTCTCCATCATGTGGATCCTTATCTACAATAGGGGGTCTCTCCTACCACCGACCTGGACAATATAGTCTTTTAATTTAGGAGACAGTTATGTTTAGAATGAATTGGAGTGACTACCTCAAGGGTCAATTTAAGTTCAACGATACGATTCATAAGATCTGTGTGAAGGTACCTGCCATTTTAAATACTAGTATGAGCATAATGTTCGCCTTGAACGCCCATCGAGGGCGGTTCATCTCCCTGGGAGACTTATTGGAAGTGGTGTACAACGACCAGGACCCTGATGACTGGGGGGACTGTCAGGAGGGGACCATCAGGGTAACGATCTATCGAATTAGAAGTCGGCTACCTGAAGGCCTTCAAATTGTATCACAATACGGAGTGGGGTACAAATTGATAATTAACGGGGAGTCTGTCTGAGATGGGACTCACGACCGAAGATAAGGAAGAACAGGCCCAGGCCCTGGCCGATAGCTTACTGGGGACCTGTTATCCCATGCCAGACGACGTGGCCAGGGACCCGGACTTGTGCGAGCACCTCGACGAGCTAATACTCAGATGCCCGTGCTGTGACTGGTGGGTGAAGGCTCACGAGGTAGATGACGATGGCAACTGTGGGGACTGTAACCTTTGAAACCCGCCACCATCGACTTTGAGACCCGTAGCGTCTGTGACCTGAAGAAACATGGATCCTGGATGTATGCCAAGCACCCGACAACTCGGGTGATGTGCCTCTCCTACAAACTGCCCGGCAGTGACAGGGTGGGTCGGTGGCACATGGCACATCCCCAGCATCTCATAGCAGAGAGTCCCCCACCTCTGGACCTGTTCGAACACATAGCCTCCGGCGGTCTGGTGGAGGCCCACAACGCCTTCTTCGAGCGGGTCATCTGGATGCACGTCATGGTGAAGAGGCACGGCTGGCCCGAGATGCCCCACCTGCAGTGGAGGTGCTCCGCCGCCAAGGCCTGTGCCGCCTCGCTGCCCCGGGACCTCGCGGGGGCCGCCAGGGCCATGGGCCTTCCCGTGGAGAAGGACATGGAGGGCAGGAAGCTCATGCTCAAGATGTGCAAACCGCGTAAACCGCGTAAGGCAGAGACCCTAACCTGGATAGAGGAGACGGGATTCGAGGGCAAGTTCACCGAGGCGAAGGCCCAAATACCAGTACTGTGGCACGAGGAGGAGAACGATATCTACCGCCTGTGGGACTACTGTGACGTCGACGTCCTGACCGAGCACTGTCTCAGCGAGGCCGTCCCCGACCTCAGCGAGTACGAGATGGCTATATGGCAGATGGACCAGGCCATAAACGAGAGGGGGGCCCGCTTCGACCTGGACATGGCCAGGGCCGCGCTGAAGATGGCCGGACACTGGCGCAAGAGGCTCAATGGCGAGCTCGAGACCATGACCGGGATAAGCGCGGGCTCCAAGCGACAGGCCTGCCGGACCTGGCTCGAAAAGCATGAGAATTTAGTGCTTCCGGACACCGCAGCGACCACCCTGGAATGGTACATAGAAAACGAGCCGATAAGCGGCAGGGCCAGACGAATCTGTGAGATAATACGCGACGTGAACCGCACGTCTACGCGTAAGTACCAGACCATGATAGACAAGGCAGACCCCGAGGACTGGCGCGTGAGGGACCTCCTGATGTACTGCGGGGCTGGCACCGGGCGCTGGTCAGGCAAGGGGGTGCAGATCCACAATTTTCCAGCACGAGACCTGATAGTCAAGGACTTCGAGGAGGCCGCTGATGACATAAAGTCGGGCAACCTTGACTGGTGCGTGGCAATGTACGGGGACGTGCTGAAGCTCCTCAGCCATGCCCTGCGGGGTGCCATCGTGCCCGAGAAGGGCAGGGAGTTCATGGTCGCAGACTATTCGGCCATCGAGGCCCGTTGCGTGCTGTGGCTGGCCGGGGCAGAAGACGCCCTGGAGGTATTCCGGCGGGGTGCCGATATCTACTGTGACATGGCCACTGGCATTTATGGATATGAGGTGAAGAAGAAGACTCATCCCCTAGAGAGACAGTTCGGCAAGCAGTCAATCCTGGGTCTGGGATACGGTATGGGGTTCCTGACCTTCCTAATTACTTGTCGGAAGTACGATATACACTTCTCGCGGGCCGACACGCTACGTATAATGGGTCGAGACGGGCTCGAGAAGTACGAGGGCTGGGTGCGGAGCTACCTCTGCCTGGACGGTCCGCCCCTTAACATGGATCCAGTGCAGGCCAAGAGGTATGCCAATAAGAAGAGGCAGGCCGCCAAGGCCCGACGACGGCTGGTGGACGAGCGCGAGGACCCCAAGAAGATCACCCACGAACTGGCCCTCATGAAGTACACAGTGGATATCTACCGCGCACGGTACTCCGAGGTCAAGGCCATGTGGAAGGACCAGGAGGCCTGTGCCATACTGGCCGTACAGGGCTGGGAGAAAGAGGTAACTCATCTTCGGAAGAAGGCCTCTGATGCTGTGGACTATAACGATATCCCCTTTGACGTCATAAGAGAGCATGAGACGGTCCAGTGGCGGGACAGGATAGAGGGCCCAAGGATAAAGTGTGGCAGGGTGACGTGGTACGTCAAGGGGGGCTTCCTACACTGTGAACTCCCGTCCGGCAGGTCAATCCTCTATCGAGACCCTGAGATCAAGATGGTCCGGACGAGCTGGGGTGAGAGCCGGCCCGGACTGCGATACATGAGCGTGAACGGAGTGACGAGGAAGTGGGAACGGACCCACACCTACGGCGGAAAGATCGTGGAGAATATCACCCAGGCCGTGGCCAGGGACATAATGGCGAACGCGATGCTGCTGGCATACGAGGGCGAGATATATGATATGGTATTTAGTGTACATGATGAACTTGTCTGTGAAGTAGATTTAGGAGAGGGCTCAGTAGTGGACTTCGAGGACCTCATGTCCTCCATACCACCCTCGGTTCAGGGCTGTCCCATAACGGCCGAGGCGGAGCGCCTCATTAGATACAAGAAATAATGATGGGATAATATTCGGGGGAATAATGCTATTTTACCCTTATCAACAATCAGCCAACAGAAGAACAGACATGAAAGTCGTGATAACAGACGATACCCTGCGCCGTAACTCAGTGCAGACCGTCACCCAGGAAACACGGGCGAACTTCGCCATGGCGGGGAACCCCCTACCGGACGACGTGAAAATCCTACCGCTCAAGGACAGATCGGGACGCCAGATACAGGAGACCGTGTGCGTGGATCACGTGTACGAGGGCCGGGTCCTCGACCTTGCCGTCATACGAGCAAAACGCTGGATGCGCAGCGGGAAGTTCCCGGGCACGGGAGCCCCGCACCACATCGCCCTGGCCATGGCTGCCTTCCATAAGGCCGACCCAGAGGGCTTCAACAGAATACTGAAATCCCGAGGCCTGGAAGACCCCGGTCGCAAGGTTGCCCTCTAAGGGCCCTATATCAAAGCCAGTCCCAGTGGGCACTGGTGCGACGAGAGCCCCTGACTAACAACTTAGGAAGACAGACAAATGACCAAGAAAACTCCCTTATATCAAGTCGAAGACGGCTGGTTCGAGATCGTGAGTGGCAAGAAGTTCTTCTTCGAAAATCCCACGGTCGACATGATAGAGCCCGAGGACGTCGCGTACTCCCTCGCGAGACAGTGCCGGTACAACGGACACACCAAGCGCTGGTACTCCGTCTGCGAGCACACGTGCATAATGTCAGACTGGGTGATGGAGCAACCGTGGGCCACGCCCCGGGACGGCCTGACAGCCCTGCATCATGATGATGCCGAGTATGCCATCGGTGACATGATACGGCCAGTAAAGGACAAGGTGCCACAGTTCAAGGTGATCGAGGAAGGGATAGACCAGGTCATAGCCCGGCGGTTCGGTACCATATGGCCCTTCCCAGGCTGGCTCAAGGAGGCGGACACCCGCATCCTGGTGGACGAGAGGGCCACCGTGATGAACCCCTCAGACAACAGGTGGGGTACCGACGACATGGAACCACTGGGGGTCAAGTTCATGCCGATCAGAGGCCGATTCTTCTGGCTGATGGAGCGGGCATGGCTCAAGCGTCACAGGCGTCTCATAGCCAAGATGCTCTCACAAGCCAAGATGCTCTCATAATAAAAAGGTGTTATGTACACTGCAGAACTAATAGAAGCAGATTTTAAGACTGTACCATACTCCCATCAGTTGAAGGAATTTGAACAGCACGGACTCGACCAGGTCCGTGCTTTGCTATGGACCATGAGGACAGGCAAGACGAAGGTTGTCATAGACTCCGCCTGTGCCCTTTACAAGAAAGGCAAGATCGATGCGGTCATAGTACTGGCTCCCAACGGAGTACACGAGAACTGGATACGTCGCGAGCTGCCGATACACCACTGGGACACCGTGCAGAGAGATACCCTCACCTGGAGGACCTCGGCCTGTGGCACCGTGGGCATAAACGCGGTGCCCAAGGACCAACGTAAGGGCTGGCAGGAGCAACACGACGCCTGGTGGGATAGGTCGGTGCGTCTCATGAAGGGCAAACGACTGGCCTGGTTCGCCTTCAACTCAGAGAGCATGACGAGGGACGACGTGCGAAAACTGCTGGCCCGCATCGTCAGGAGGAGACGCTGCCTCATAGTATTTGATGAGAGCCAGGACTTCAGGAGTCCCGGTAGCAAGCGGACCAAGATGGCGAGGGCCCTGTCGAAGAGATGCCCCTTCAAGCGCATACTCACTGGCACCGTCGTGACGAACAGCCCCCTGCACGCCTTCAGTCAGTACGAGCTGCTCGAGCCGGAGGCCCTCGGCTTTCGCAAGTACGGTGACTTCAAGGACCGTTATGCGGAGTACGTGACGAGGAAGAACCGGAAGGGCAAGAGCTACCCAGTACTCGACAGGTACAGGAATCTGGATGAGCTCCAGGAGCGCATGGCTCCGTGGTCGAGCGTCGTGCTGAGAGGTGACTGTTACGACCTGCCGGACGTGATACGGAGCTCACGGAGCATAAAGCTAAGTGACGAACAACTGAGACTGTATCGAGAGCTACACGAACGATTTACCGTGGAGCTGAATGGCGAGAACGTGTCAGTCGGAGAGAACACCTCCAAGCTAATCAAGCTGCAACAGATCGTGAGTGGCTTCCTGATAGACGAGTTCGGGGACGTCCACGACGTGCCTGGTATCAATCCGAGGCTGGAGGCCATGTCCGACGAGGTGTACCTCTGCCCGGGTAAGATCATAGTGTGGTGCCAGTTCAGGGAGGACATGGACCGCGTGGCCAGCAGACTAATGGCTGACGGACACAAGATTGTCCAGTACCATGGTCGGATATCTGATACCGAGAAGGCCAGGGCTCGTGAGATATTTGCCCCTGGAGCCGAGAACGACGTGAAGGCCCTGGTCGGTTATCCGACGGCGGGCATCGACCTATCTGCGGCAGCGGAGATCGTGTGGTACTCCCACACCTTCGACGCCATCAAGCGGGAGCAGGCTGACGAGAGGGCCACCGCCATAGGCGGTAAGAACATACCCCTGGTCGACCTGGTCGCACCGGGAGTAGATGAGTACATACTGAAGAATGTCCTTGACAAGAGGTCCGTGGCCGAGGCACTGGCTGGACAGGGGATGAAGGACGCCCTAAGGAGAATGAAGCTATGACCACTGCAGAGCAAGCAAAAACTTGGCGTAAACGAAATCCAGAGGCTGCTGCAGCAGCGACTAAGAGATATCGCGAACGAAATCCGGAGGCTGCTTTAACTGCAACTAGAAAATACCAACAAGCTGATCCAGTACGAGCTTTATACGTGGCCGCTAAGGCCAAAGCAAAACAACGGAATCATGCTTTTACCCTCAATCTTGATACTCTACGGGAACTTCTTAAGCCAATGATATGTATACGTAGTGGACATATTCTAAGTTGGGAATGGACTGGGTCCGATTGGAATCCTTGGCTTCCCTCGATAGACCGCATCGACTCTTCAAAAGGATATATACCTAGTAATATACAAGTTGTTTGCCTTATATATAATCTCTGTAAGAATAGGTGGTCTGATGAAATAGTTTCCCAATTTATGAAGAGGACAAACTAATGGGACGAGTATTTGTAGTCCAGAGACCAGCATACTTTGACCGAGTGAGGAGAGGCTGGGTCAACAAGTACGACCTCACCCCCGCCACGGAACACGGTAATCTGGTCTTCCTGCTGCGCCCTGGTAACATATACCGGGACAAGTTGGCGGGAGCCATACACCACCTCCACAAAGAACTGACAGACTTCGGACCCGACGACCACATCCTGGCAATAGGGGACCCGGTAGCCATCGCTACGACCGTGATGATAGCTGCAAGCAAGACGGGGGGAGTCATCAGTTTACTCAAGTTTGACAGGATGGAAGAGCGGTACGACGCTTACAAAGTTGACATAAACCGGAAATGATGGCTGACGTCAGCGCCATACCTACTACATACTGACAAAGTCCTAAAGGGCTCACAGCCTTAAATACTCTTAACATGGAGATAGACGAAATGAGTAATGACAAGACGGATAAGAAAGAAGCCAAGGCCTCCAAGCGGGGGGTGGGCACTGCTGCGCTGGAGGCCATCCGCGCCGGGAAGACCAACGAAGAGACCCTGACGATCGTCAAGGCTGAATTCCCTGAAGCGAAGACCAGCCTGGCCTCAATCAACTGGTACCGTAACAAACTCCGCAGTGACGGCGAAGAGGTGCCGACGGCACGCGAGCTGAAGAAGGCCGCCAAGACTGAAGAAAAAGATCCCCTGGAATAAGGGGCATACTTCCCAGTCGCATTGCGATATAATGAAAGGATCGAATGAAAGTTTGATCCTTTTTTTTTTTATTTATTAGACAGAATGGAGACAGTGACATGAGCGATACCAATAAGAATCCTGAGCAGATCGCGTATGAGCGCATCCGAGAGGCAGGCCAACGATTGCCCCTGATAGTTGGTGACCTGCATATCACATTTGAATTAAATGTCCATGGTATACTCCTTCGGGGCCGTATTACCTGCGATCTAATGAAGAGTTCTAGTGTTCCTATTTATGAGGCCATCCAAGTAATACCTTGGCTTGATCTCAGCATTGCAGTGACAGATCCCTTCATCCTCGGCGTTCAGAAGGTAACGGATCAACTGGCCAAGTACAGTCATGGGAGAGTCGATCATGCAGATAGCTGAAGGACTAGATTGGCTTCACATATACTGGGTCAAGGGGAAGACCCCCAAGGGCGCAAGGTACATGAACGGGGTCTCTGATCCGCCCTGTGCCGGTTGGCAGCACGCCCTCGTACTATCAGGCGAGAAGAGATCGACAATCTTTTGTCCCTACACTTTCAGCGCATACACGGTATCCAATGCCTGCCTGGAGATAGCGACGGCCTCCGAGCCCAAGGCCTTCGACCTCGATCGCCTGTACACCATGATCAAGGACAAGTGGAAGACCATGCAGGAATTCGGGTGGCAGAGGGACTACGACACGTGCGCCCTCATACTCAAGCGTCTGGGTCTCGAGGTGCCCAAGCAGATCATGACAGGTGGTGGCGAGGACAACCGCAAGAAGGGTGGCAAGGACGTGTGTTCCCAAGGTCTCGAGTAAGAGGGGTAAGTTCCTGAAGTGGTTCCTGGACAACGACAACTCGCGCTCAATCCGTGAGGTGATGGCAGAGTTCACCATGACGCGGTCGAATGCCCTGTCCTACCTGTACATGCTACAGAAGGACCACGGCATAGGCTACGTACTGGTAGGCGATATCGCCACGGTAGAATTGCCTGGGAACTGTACTGATCCGTTCGACGAGACCCCTAAGGTTGTAGCCGACGACGATAGTTGGCTGGATTGAAGACGTCATCAAACTCGCCAAAGCTATCTGTTCCGAAGAAAGGACAATTGTTTCAAGAAAGACTTAAGTATAATCCATTTTGGATGCTCGTTGCGTGTCAATTAGTAAATCTTACAAACTGGGAAGGTCAAGCCGAGCCGGCCTTCCAGTACATACTGGCCAGGCACCTAACGCCCGAGTCCCTGGCCGAGGCGGAGGCCGAGACCCTGCACGAAATACTGAAGCCTCTGGGCCTGTGGCGACGTAGGGCCATTACTTTACCAAAGTTCGCCCGTGCTTGGTTACAGGGAAAACCAGAGTGCTATGATGACGTCTTGAAGATGCCTGGGTGTGGTAAATACTCCGCAGATAGTTGGGCGATATTCGTGGACGGTCGGCTGGACATACAGCCCAATGATGGCAAACTGAATTGGTATATTGATAGGAGACAGTGCGATGACCTTAGACAAAATGCATGAGATGGTGTTACGCTTTAACCGGGACATAATCGGATTACCCATCCCAGACAAGCCAACACTACTGAGTCACGACAGATGTTATTTTCGCCGTCGCCATTTGTGTGAAGAAATGGACGAAATCGAAAAAGGTGTAGGCAATGTAAATCTGGAGCAGGTGACCGACGGTCTGCTGGACCTGATATACGTGGCGATGGGTACCCTCATAGAGATGGGGATAACACCCGGCGCGGCCTTCGAGGAGGTGCACCGTGCCAACATGGCCAAGCGGCAGGGCGCCATATCCAAGCGCCCGGGTTCACTGGGCTTCGACGCCGTCAAGCCAGAGGGCTGGACGCCCCCGGACCTTGGGCCCTACCTCACAATCACGCGTGAACAAATACTAATCGCCCATCGGTTACCCGAACCGGCATCCGATCCCATACCCATCATGGAGGTCCCTATCACTGATATCGGGATAATAATTCCTGAAGAACTACGAGGGACGACCCTGAGGGACCGTAAAATCCTGGTGATCGGCCACGGCAGGCACGGTAAGGATACAGTATCGGAGATGCTGCGAGACCAGTACGGAAGACGCTTCACGTCGAGCAGTCTGTTCTGCGCGGAGAACGTCATTTTTGCAGGCATAGAGGCCGAGACCACACCAGAACTGGCGGGGTTGAAGGGTAAGTATAACAACTTCGCGGAGTGCTTCCAGGACCGCCACAACCACCGGGCCCTGTGGTACGATACCATCAGGGCCCTCAACCGGCCCGACGCGACGGCCCTGGGACGCGCCATATTCAAGGACCACGACGTCTACTGTGGGTTGCGAAGCAAGGCGGAACTGAACGCCCTCAAGAATGCGGGCATCGTGGACACCATCATATGGGTGGACAGGTCAGACTTCGTTCCTCGCGAGGCTTCGGAATCCTGTACTGTCGAGCCCTGGATGGCGGACTACGTGCTGGACAACAACGGCACGCTCGAGGACCTGGAGTTCAACGTCAAGCAACTCATGGAGAATCTACTGTGAAAGTCGAGACCTTCGCTAAAGCCTATAAGCGTCTATTATCAGAGGTGTATCACCACGGCCGGGACGAGACGAATGCTCGGACGGGCGTCGATATCCGGGCCCTGGAGGGGGCTTACTCCTTCAAGCTCGACCTGTCTAACGGTAGGTTGCCAGTCGCGGGAAACAGGCGCTACTGGCCCCGGGTCGCTGCGGCCGAGACCGCCTGGCAGTTCATGGGCACACAGTCGCCTGACTGGATACTCAAGAAGGCTCACAAGATATGGCAGGACTTCGTTGAGGACGGCAAGCTCAAGACGGCCTACGGTTACCGCTGGCGTAAGCACTTCGGCAGGGATCAGCTGGCCATGGCTATATATGAGCTGTCGGGCAACCCAACCAACAGACAGTTGTTCATCTCCGCCTGGGACCCCCGTACAGATGGCCTGGGGGCGCCCAATCAGCCCAAGAATATCCCCTGCCCTGTGGGCTTCACCCTCTCCCGCATAGGGGGTAAGATCCACTGCTCAGTGTTCATACGGTCCTCCGACGTCTTCGTGGGACTGCCCTACGACGTTATGGGCTATGCCCTGACGCTCGACGCGGTGGCCGCCAGCTGTAACTGCACCCCCGGTACGCTTCACTTTACCCTGGCACATCCCCATAGCTATGACCCCCATGAGCAGGCTATAGAGGACTGCCTGATCGGGAAGCGTAGCACCTGGATTTCTGCCGTGGAACCCAACCTACCGTGCTGGTCCGTCAAGGAGATAGTCGACAGGCCCGATGACTATGTGACGCTAGTCTCCAGACTGTCCGGCCGGGTGGCCCATAACTCCTGGAACCCCTGTCCGAAGCTCGTACTATGAATAAGTGGGATAAGCGGTTCTTCAGTATGGCCCAGGACGTGCAGGAATGGTCCAAGGACCCTCGTCGTAGGGTCGGGGCCCTGCTCGTCTCACCGGACCGACGCTCCGTGTCCTGGGGGTACAATGGCCTTCCAAGTAAACTGGATGATACCATGCTGGAGCACCTGAGCAGGGAGGACAAGAACCGGATCATAATACATGCCGAGCAGAATGCTATCGACAACTGTCCCAGTAAGGTACGCGGCTGGACGATGTATGTGACCCTATTTCCCTGCGCCCAGTGCGCTGGTGCCCTAATCCAGAACGGAATAAAACGAGTGGTTACTCCTCCTATAGATAGGAATAGTAATTGGGTACAGGAAATGGACATGGCCCTCGTTATGCTAGAGACCGTGGGAATAGAGGTCGTCCAATTAGAAGGATGGCTCCACGATTAACCTCTAACTGTTTATATGTTGAACACTTTAAATTGGAGAAGAAGACATGAAATTTGAGATAAAAGGAATCGCCCAGGGACCAGGGCTCGAAAAGTTCAAGAAAAACTGGATCGAGAATACGGTTCACGAGAACGGTATTATGCTGGGAAAGTGTAAGATCAGCACAGCCCAACTACTGGTTATCAACATGTTCTGTGGGCACGACAAGGCCTACGAGAAGACCGATGACATGGTAATCTCGACCTATGAAGCAGCCCAGGGTGAACTCGAAGCCCTATTCCGGGGTCGAGGTCGTGCCTTAGCAACCCTATTTCAAGAGGAAATAAACACTAACAATGGCTAACGGTAAAGTCAGAGAAGCTCGATTGTGGGGGTGGTTAAACAAGACCAAGCGCATATTCAAGAAGGACCTTCACCTGAATCGTATCGAAAATAGCGTGATGATGGGTATGGCAGACGTCGAGGGCTGCTTGAAGGGAATACAGTTCTGGATAGAGTTGAAATGCGAGGCCCGGCCCAGTAACCCACGGACCAAGATAAAGCTCCGGTTTGAACCAGCCCAGCTGCCCTGGCTCAACAGACGGATAGAAGCTGGTGGCAGGGCCTTCGTACTGATCCAAGTCGGGCAGGGAGCCTCCGCGGGGCGCTACCTTATACCAGCGGATTTTCAGGGCGCTCTCAAGCGTGGAATGACTGAGGATGCCTTAAAAAATTATGCCGCCGTAGACCCAAAGGCCACGGCGACTGATATAATTATCGCAGCTTCAAAATACGACAATTTTCTCCAGTAAAAATAAAAATCCCACTTTTATGTTTACAAGTCCCCTCGATTGATCTATAATGGGCTTATGAACGCGGGACATTAATCGCCCGCCATTATAGGAGACAGTGAGATGACTACCAAAGACCTCAAGGGTAAGACGAGTAAGGAGCTGGTCGGCATACACAACGGCCTCAACCCAGCTCATCCCCTAAAACAGTGGAAACAAAACAAAGACCTCTTGATCAATCGCATAGAGGCGCTCAGTAGACAGGTAGTTAAAAAGGCTCCAAAAACGGTTTTGACGAAGGCCAAGGCCAAGGTGCCACAGAAGACCACCGTGACAAAACCGGCCGGCGAAATCAAGACTGAAGCGACTGGAAAACCTGCCACGCGTACGATCAGGGCAGCGGCAATCGAGCTACTCTGTCTGGTCGACTTCTTCGAAGATCGTGACGAAAAATTGGGTGCCGATAATGTCATAGATGAGAAGCATGAACATGCCCGGTCTGTCGGCATTGCCTACGATGAGATCATACGTCGCATCAAGGCTGAATTCTCATCCTGCAAGACCACGGTTGCCTGTCTTCGTTGGTACTCAGTGAAAATACGGGTCGAAGAGTTCGGCTATGAGAATCTGCGTCTTCCTCAACGTCGCCCCCGGGCCAAGGCCAAAGCCAAAGTCTAAGAGACGGTCCCGTAATCATACTTGCTGGTGTAACATTTCGGAATGATGTTACACCTGAAAAGAGTATTCCCACTATGGAGATCAAGTATCGTGCCAAAAATATGCCTGATAGTAATCGTATATTTACTCATTGGCCAGGTCATGGCCGAGGTGTCGGCTCACTCTGCTCGTAGAAAAAATAAGCCCTTCGGAAGACTGGCATACATTTTGGTACAGGTAGGCTGGCCTTTTATCCTTCTCTATATCCTAGTAAGATGGAGATAGACCGTCAGTACGGCACGATAAGCAGTGTGACGGTCCTCCTCGATGTCAGTATGACAATATAAAGGATAGCTTTTTACAAATAATTTTTTCACTTATCGCTAGACCAGTGATAACTTCACATATGTATGCTATACGGATACTTTATGTATAAGTATCTGTATACACAAGGAGATACCCCATGGATCGTTCGTACGGGCCCAAACTACTTTTCAGCAATATCCTTCATCGGGACAAGTACAGGTTACCCAACGAAAGTTTCCGGGAGAGCATCAACCGATCGGCTGCGGCCCTCGAGGACAATGAGGAGCACTTCCGACAGTTAAGACCGATTCTTCTGGATATGCGGTTCATGTTCGGGGGCCGTATACAGGCTGCGATGGGCTCTCCGAAGACCGTGACCCCCTACAACTGCTTTGTCAGTGGAACCATAGAGGACAGCTTCGTGGCGGGGGAAGGCTCCATAATGCAGCGCGCGGCCGAGGCGGCCCAGACCATGCGGATGGGCGGAGGCATAGGGTATGACTTCTCGACCCTGCGTCCCAACGGAGACATAATCAGGGGCGTCATGGCCAGGACCGATGGACCCATGGCCTTCCTACCCATATTCGATGCCATATGCAAGGCTACGTCTTCCGCGGGCAACCGTCGGGGGGCCCAGATGGGCATCATGCGGATCGACCATCCCGATATCGAGGCCTTTATCCTCGCGAAACAGAATACCAACGTCCTGGAGGGATTCAACCTGTCAATCGCCGTCACGGATAAATTCATGGAGTGTCTCGCCCAGAAAAAGCCCTTCCCGCTCAAATGGAACGGCGAGACCTACCGCGAGGTGGACCCGGTGGCCCTGTGGGAAATGGTCATGCGATCAACCTGGGACTGGGGTGAACCCGGGGTACTCTTCATCGACACGATTAACAGGTACAACAACCTCTGGTACTGTGAGACAATTGCCGCCACCAATCCCTGTGGTGAACAACCCCTCCCACCTTTCGGGGCCTGTCTCCTGGGCTCCTTCAACCTGGTTAAGTACATCAAGCGTCGTACTGTTAATCCCCAGGCCTCCAACACGGACTACTACTTCGACTGGGATATGTTAGAGCATGATATCCCTCCAGTGGTACGGGCCATGGATAACGTGATCGACCGCGCCCGGTACCCCCTACCCCAGCAGAAGATGGACGCGGTGGCCAAGCGGCGCATGGGCCTCGGCATCACGGGCCTAGCGAACGCGGCCGAGGCACTCGGCTTCCCTTACGCGAGTCCCGAGTTCATGGATTTTGAACTACAGATCCTGGAAGAACTGAGGGACGGGGCATACCTCACAAGCACGGTCCTCGCCCAGGAGAAGGGCTCCTTCCCGAAGTATGACCGTGACCTGTTCCTGGCAGGTGAACACGCTAAGACCCTGCCCGAGCACGTCCGTGAGGCCATCTATGAGAGGGGCCTACGTAACAGCCACCTCACATCCATAGCGCCCACGGGCACCATATCATTCTGCGCGGATTACGTCTCCAGTGGAATAGAACCAGTACACAAATACGAGGACCAGCGTTCGGTGATAATGCCTGACGGACAGGTCACCGTGGAAGTCTCTGACTACGGGTACCGAGAGTTCAAGGTGAAGGGCCGCCTGGCTAACGAGGTTACCGCTCAGGAGCATATCGACGTGCTCGCCGCGGCATCAGTCCTTGTGGACAGCGCCGTATCCAAGACCTGCAATGTGAACGGCAACATGCCCTGGGAAGAGTTCAAAAATATATACATCCAGGCCTGGGAGAGGGGATGTAAGGGCTGCACGACTTTCAACGAGGATGGCAAACGTGCTGGCATACTGAACGCCGGGAAGTCGGAGCACGAGGGAACAGAAGCTACTGAATCGGCCTCTGCATGCTCCATAGACCCTGCAACCGGTCGTCAAGAATGCAGTTAGAATCTCAGACGAAAAGTACTCGGTAGCTTATTTCTAGGTAGTGCAAAGCCTCAACGTCATCGAAGATGTTGAGGCTATATTTCTACTTCGTATATCGAGATTTAAGACTGTGCATATGGATTACGTACTAAACAACCAAGAACATTATTGGCCTAAGCTCTCCACTTATCCGACCACATCGTTATTAGGGCCCGTTTTCCGTTCTTATAGGTCGTTATGTGACTGACGGAATGTGAATTCGGACCTTTCATATAGGGGAAGCTCAAGGAGCAGGCACCCGAGGAATATACTTGGTCCCTTATGGCAGCAGTATGATCGTGGCCTTTGTTTATCGGTCGGCCAAGTTTGGTCAGAGCGCGTGTCGATCCTCTCGATCCGTTGGGTCCTAGATCCCCGTGTAGACCGCTCTCTACTCCCTTTATGACGAAACTCTCATCAAGGCCAAGGAATCGCACTTCGGTCGATACCCCTGTTTTTAAGAGGGACCACTCCAGTATATTGAAGTCCTTGTCGCCCCGGTCTATGGCGTCGAGCATCTGCCACTGGAGTTCCATGAAATACTTGGCATTGACCGGATCCTGTCGGAAGTCTGCCTCGTTCAGCCACCTCTCCAGGTGCCTGTCATGGTTGGATGCTATGATCACCGTCTCGCACCATTTGCGGTCGGCCTCGCTGACGAAGTCCGCGGTCAGTTGGACTTCCTCCTTAACGGTCTCCTCTGGAAGTCTCGCATCTCGTGGTGGCCCCGGGTGCGCATGGACAGCACGTCGCCCATGAGTTGGTACGGGGGTCGCAGGGTGTCGAGCATCCCACCGTTACCCCACCCCAGCTCGCGTACCCACAATTCCAGCTCAGCTGCGTGGGCATCTCCCCAGTATATGCTCTCGGTCACCCTCTCGTTGTGTACCTGACCGGACTGGATGTATACCCCACCGGAACCCTTAGGCCCGACGTCCATTATGCCGTCCTCCCGGTCTATATGTAGCTGACGCACCCACCAGTTACCCTCACAGTCCACCTCGACGAGCAGAGCCCCATAGTGGTGCTTCTGTTCCGCCAGGATGCCCGCACGCTTCTGGATGTAGTTCCTCTGGGTAATCGTGCCGGTCGAGTAGTTGAACTTGGTCGCCTCGTTAGCCATCGAGGCTACACTCTCCATGGATATCTTGGAGTGCGGTACGATGTTGGATTTACGTCCGTTGTAGTCTTCGAAAGAGGTCAGGGGATATTTAGTGGTCGGTAGGATATTTTGTTCGCCACACCAGACCAGACCCGGGGCGAGTTCGATACTCTTATCGGATATATACCGCTCCGCCTCAGGGGCATACCATACATTTTCAAAAGAGGTATTTTTATAGGTACCTCTTTTCACAGCTTTGGCCCCGTAGGCATTCAGCTGGTAGGAGTAGGTGCCGATCAGTAACTCGCAGCTGGCGTCGTCCAAACCATCGAGCCAGTCAAGGTATGCCAGTAGGTTATTAAAACCAGGATGCAGGTGGGTGTTGTTCTGTATGGAAGTAAGGATGTAGCGTTTTATGTGGCTCTTGATCGGTAACTTATACTGGAGGCTCTCGGTCCTCTCCACCTTACCATCGACGACTTTACCTATCTTTATGCCCAGGCGCTGCTGTGCCATGGTCAAGCGGTCGAGGTATGTCTGTGATTTTAACCCCAGGGCACGGGCGGCCTCGGCCTTATTTCCACCGTGGTCGTAGTAGGCCTGTGCAGCCAGCATGAGCTCCTCTTCGGGGATCTGGGGTCTTGCCATGAATAATTCCTTATTACTAGAATAACTTTATCTTGAAAGCGTACAGCATCAGTGCTATCCCCCCGATGCAGGTCATACCTATTGCGGCCATTATTCCCTTATTTTCCACACCGTCCATCGTCTTACGCCAGCGTCTCAGGTGGAGCATGTCCTTCCTGAACTCGTCGTCGTCGATCAACAGGCGTAGCTCACGCAGGGCGGCCATGTCCTTCTGGGCTTCGATTGGATGGGCCTGGTCTATCCCGATAGTGAGGAGGATCTGCTTGACGGCTTCATCGGCGGTGGCCTTGGCCATCTGCTTCATCAGGGCTTGTGTCTCATTATCCATGGGCTACTTCACCTCTTCTTTAGCGGGGGAGGGGGGCGTCGTATTCGCTGGTAATTCCCCCCGGTAATACCTGAAGAGCCACAGGGCTTCCTTCATGAACCTATCTATTTCTAAAGTATTTAGGGACATGCCCTCATACTGTTTTGGCGTTATGCCAAAGAATACCCAGTTATTACCCTCAGGTAATCTATCGGGGGTGAGGACCTTCCACTTAAATTGTAGCTGTTCAATTGGTTGGGGATTGGGCAGGTTCGGACGTTTGTCTGGCCTCTTGATTTCTGACGGGGCAGTCTTTATTAACAGCTCCTGAGGAACACTCGAGCATGCGGAGAGCAGCAGCAGTGCCAGTATTAATACGCCGCTCAATAAGACCCGGCTTGGTTCTTGCGAGGTGGGTAAAGTCATGGCGCGAGAATATGCCATTGAGCCGTCTCCTTTCTTTAGAAGCTTTGATTGAAATCTGCCGAAGCTCATCCATCCTGTCAACTAGGGTATCCTGGGAAGTCTCCCACTCATCTATGGCCTCACTATGCTCCTCGAGGTCCGTCTTCTGCAGTTCCACCGCAGTGGTCAGAGTCGTGTTGTTCTTCTCGAGGGCCGTCACCGTGTCGATCAGGCCAGTATAGTGGTTGAAGGCCAGGCCGATGGTCAGTATCACTGCCAGGGCTCCTAGGCCCAATAATCCTAACTTTATCCCAGATAGTCCAAACATTGTATTAACCCGTATAGTAGTTTATGAATTTATACTACCGATATATTTAAGGCGATAATACCTTCGAAGGTTTACCACCTTAATACTCCCTAGGTCTTTATCTTCATCCTTAATTCAAAGTGGGGACCGTCCGTGAAGAACTTCCGGCCCTGGCGCTTGCGCTTGGCCACGTACTGCTTGGCCAGGTCCTTGGGGTCCAGCGACGTGCCGGTGATCACCTGCCAGCATCCACCCCAGCGTATATTTACTCCCAGTTCCGTGGCTGCCTGACGCATGGCCTTCGTTATGATGTAGATGGCGTTCCAGTCCCATTTAAGTTTACCATCTATGAAGGGTACAAGGTCGACAGCGTGGCCATGACCATCAGGTTGCTTGAGATGTTTCGACTTCATGGTCCTGGACTTCTTATCCGCGACGAGTTTTCTCTGTCGCGTCATGCTACGGAGGCCGTCGAATACAGTGAAATCCTGTTCAGTTATCTCTATGGCACGCTTGACCACCTTGACCACGAGTGGATGTACTCCCTCGAGGTTTTCACAGCTACGTTTACCCAGTTTATACTTGCCTTTAGTCATTATTGCTTTCCTTATCTGGTGATGAATCTTTCTTGCTGTACATGTACCAAGCCAGTAAGCCCTTGCAGGCCGCTATATAGGCTAGAATAATGCCCGATACTCTCTCGAGGGATTCCGCCGCCCCCGGGACAAATACAGCGGTTATGACCACGTACGCCACGAGTATAATTGCGGAATATGCAGCTATTTTAACTGCCTTCCTACGAAACCACCATGGGATCTTATTTTCTTTTTCATTTTCGGTCATTTTTATATTCATCAGGTTGAGATTATAATTATAGGCTGCACACCCCCAGTGGGAGTTACTATTTCATTTGTTATAATCTCGACACCGACCTGTGTGATACGGGCGAGTTTACCTTGAGATATAGTCTCGACACCGACCTGTGTGATACGGGCGAGTTTACCTTGGGATATAGTCTCGACACCGATCTGTGTGATACGGTTACGATCAGCCATTAAACAATCTCCATACCAGCCTGCATACTGTTAACTTCACTCTCAGTCCAAGCAGCAGTAGTATCAGGATTGGTCAAGAATACCTCATCATCATACTGGTATCCTGTGGTGGGAGTAATTGCCGAACCAGTGCCCTCAGTTACCCCACTCTTTACCTTGAGCTTGTACTGAGTGCCGCCTGCGTCTGGATTCTTGGACAGGGCAACTACATTGACTGCATCAATAGCTGAGGGGCTAAAACCCATAGAGGCCATATTATATAGATCTTTTGTAGCAGCGACTTCTGCCTCAACATGAGTGGTATCCCCATCTGGGGCTGTGTCATCAACATTCAGAAAGTTATCAACCACGGGTGATGCGGTAAATCCTGCACTATCCCCCGTTGCATTGGGTAGAATGGTGTCGATACGTCTGTCAGCTAGTAAGGCATTGAAAGGAGCAGAACCTGCTATATCCGTTATGATGATATCATCATACGTGAAATCTTGGTTTATATCACCCCCAAAGTCGAATGAGTTATTAGTCTCCGTGCCTGAATTAAGAGTGTCCCCGGTAAAACTAAACACATTTACACCATCAACCTCAACGTCAATAGTGCCGCCAGTATTGGCTACTTTTATCTTAATAGAAACCCAATGGAAGGTATTAAGACTAAGCGAGAAAGAACCTAAAATAGTAGTAGGGCCTCTTCTTATCTGTATATCAGGGAGGGCTGCTATTGTACGAAAATTTATATTTCCGGCACCACTATTATTAGCTCTAAACACTATATCCGCAGCACTTGGCACTGTAGTTCTGAATACTCCAAAACTAATTACCGCAGTTTGAGGTGTTCCCGCAATAGGAGCATTAAAGTACTTATCGTCATCAGATACTGTAATTCCACCTCCTCCAAATCTGCCTGAAGTTGCGCTATAGGTTATATTAGTGCCATTAACTGCCGCGTATCTAGTGGATAGATCAGCAGTCACCCCATATAGATCCATACCATCCATAAAAAGTATTGTCATTTTTATTAAATCCTTGTTCCATTAAATGTGATTGATATATCTGCTAGTGTAGCATCCGCTGATGCCTGCGCTATCAGTTCGAGCTTATCTCCCGCAACAAAATTTTCTACACCAGCCCCAGCTGTAACGAATGTCACCACACCACCTGTTGTGATGCTGATTGTACCAATACTGGTACCATTCTTCTTCACATCGATGGTAGCTGCAGCAGTTGGATTTGTACCAACCAGACCTTTTGAACCAACGAATTCATCCGGAAAATCTACTGCCCTAACAAAAACATACTGTAGTAAAAGTTGACTATTAGTTGGCACGCCAGGTAGAAACATCCCTACATCATATGGATTAGCTCCTCCTGCACCTGCCGCGCCCACTTCTATGATTCCGTTGGCTGTTCCATCTGTATAGCAGAGGCGTGTTTCAGTGGTGGGTACCGCTACCGAACCAGTGCCTATTTTAACCGTTAATGCTGCTGTACCCGCAGTGTTATCCACCACAAATAACTTCTTGGTGGCAGTCACAGTCAAATCTCTTGCCACAGTCAGATTAAGTGTTTCAAATGTAACAGCCTGCTGAAATTGAGAAGCCGTCAGAGTTATGTTACCAGAAACATAATCATCTATGCGTACTTCCGTTAAAGCAGCATCGATGCGACCGTCAGAATCATTTATGGTGACCTCTTTCTGGTTCTGATCGGCAGCGACCTCGGTTCTTCCTATATTATTCGACATTCAATGTTACCTCTTTTGTGAATCCACGACCGACCTGTGCGCTTATCTGAAAAATGCTAATTGTAATCTGACTCAGCGGTGGTGAAAAACCATCGGTAATCTGTTGTGCCTCGGTGTATGTTATGGACGTCGTGGATAACCCGGTGATCGTACGCACGATGGTACCGCCTGGGCTATCAAAGATATCTATCTCGTATGACTCGGTATCCTCATTCAGGGGCACCCCGCCTACCCCGTCCTTGAGTCCGCCACCAACACGAGTTCGACGCTCCCAGGTGAAGTCGATATCATTCCCACTCGCAGCTGCAGCCTGTGACACTGGGGCATATGGCTTGAGGTCATTGCCCGGGCTGGCCTTAGTTATGCTGAGGGCGTCCTCGAATAACTGCCCGGTAGTTATTGCCCGGTAGAAACGTGTCTGATCGACTTCACTCAGGGTGAGCTGAAGATTTCCCGCTGTGATTGCGTCGAGTAGGACAAAGGTGTCACCGATCGAATGGCTATCTGTGAAGCTCTCACTGCCCCTCCGGCCCCTGAGCAATCCACTCAGGGTGAAAGACCCGTCCGTGTTTGTGACTACGTCACGGAACTGGATGATCTCTACATCGATACCGTTCGAGTGTATGAGCGCCGCGGGGTTGGCTCCGTTAACCATCTCAAGCTGAGTGGTGGACACTACCTGGCTGGAGCCAGTGGTCATGAATATCGTTAGGGTATTTGTCTCATCTGTCGAGAAAGGATCCACAACATCTCCTAGAGCATTTGATGCGGAGCCGTAGGCCACCTCGTTCACCACTGACCCAACATCTGTGAACTCGGTACCCTCAGCCGACTTGAACAGGGTGCCAGAGGTCCAGCCCGGTTGCCCGAAACCACCCATGACAAAATAGATCTGGGAGGTTGTCCTGCCCGTATCGTCACTGTCCCTCAGTAACGGAGAGCATATCATGATGAGCTTTGTATCCGCGACCGACAGGAACTCCTGATCTGGAACGCCGGTCCCTGGGTCAGCGACGACCGTCGAGGTATACTGTGCGGCGTCCTCACTGACGCTAGTGATATCCATCACGAAGCCCGCCCCTACATCACTCTGGGTGACGCGACCGCGAAAGGTCGTCCCGTCATCCGTTATGATGGTAATGATATCCGCTGGATCGATCGCGAGAAATTTCCAGGCAACTGTTATCTTATAGTTTGATCTCTCTATCCAAGCCGAAAAGAGTTGTTTCTCAGCTATCCTTTTTGCAAAGTCGGAGGTGAATGCCGCCGCTATCTGTAATCCCATCTCATTGTTGGACTGCGAGGATGATACAGGACTTAATATGCGTTGTGCACTCTGATTGCCCTGGGTATAATCTTCATCCCTGTCGAGGAATGTCACGGAAAAACGCCTGGGCAGTTCGACCTCCTGGATACGCGTCTCCTGGAAAAAATCTCCAGTCTGACTGTCAAGAACTCCCAGGTCCCTCTGCAGTATCGTGGCCGTTGAGGTCTTGCCTTCCCTCAGGGTGAACTTCAGTAGAAAGTCGCTCTCTATCCCGTCGAAGAAGAACGCCTGTGCCAGCACTTGGATAGAGTTACGGGCCGTAGTCTGTCTACCTATCATGTAACCTGGGACAGTCTCGGATGCCAGGTCAGTTACATCTATGTCGGAAGCCGCGAGCCCAGTGTCAAGGCATATAGCCTGGACAACATCGGACAGGAGAGCTCCCTCGCCGGCACCCCGGAAGAAGAGCCACTTGTGAAGAGTGCCTCCAGCTAAGATATTGCCTATGTATGAGCTCGTCTTGCTGTCCCAGTAGGCCGCCTTGCTGTTGCCATTGGCTATGGGCCAGCCCGTCGTATTGTCGAAAATCTCGCCTGTGGCCGTCCTGATCGAGAAACTCGTTGTCCCAGCGACCCTGGAATAGACCCCGTCTGTAAGTCTGGTCATATTAGATGAATTTTTCTGTGTCCTAACGCCTATGGGTACGTCAGTCGACCAGAGTTGATTTCCCGTATCGGGATCTATCTTGACTATTCTCTTGCCGATCTCTACGAAACTGGCATTAACGGCTTGGAACTCAAATATTATGGTGTCATCGGTCTCATCGTACATTAATCCCACGAAATTACCTAAGAAGGCAGCGGAAGGGAACAGATCAGCCGCCGAGTAGACCTTTATGAGACTGACCTCCACCCCGGCCACCGCGCCTGTTGTGAAATCATGGAATGCTCCAGCGGGAATTCGGACTCTACTTAATTCAAATGAATTACCCACATTCAGCACACTAGCATTCTTGTGGAGGATGTAGAACTCACCAAAATTCTGCCCAATGGCCCCCGGACCAGAGGCCGCCACTACACCACTTGGGAAGGAGTTTCCAGCGGTCTCGGAGTCATATACATAGGTCAGCGCTGAGTCTGTCACCTTCAATATCCCGAAGTTTCTACTCAACAGAGCTGTGGTTATATAGTAGAATTCCAGGCCCGTGGTACCCTGAACCGTGACCTGTGTGCTTGTGCTGTCAATGGGATGTGGGAACTGGGTCGTGGTGAAGACTCCCACACCGCCAGTGTTATCCCCGAATGTATCGACGATATCCAGAGAGTCAGGATTGATCAGGGAGAATGGTGTGCCGTTGCCTGTTCCACTCTGCATGATGATGGCCCCGTTTTTTAGTACCGCTTGGAGCACCATGGTACTGATGTTCTCAGGGGTCTTGTCCTGGGTGTACGCTTTTTGACGGTCCTCCACCATCGTCCTAGTTTGAAATCTACGAAGTATATTCTGCCCAAGGGTTGCGGAGGACTTGGCGGTGTAGAATACCCCTCTGTCGAAGTCCGGCAGAAGTTGATCGTTCCTGAAGCTATCCGCTATTCCACCCTCCGCGACAGTGAAAAAGTCCGCCGTCTCGACATTGAGAGCTGCTGAGGCATTGGACGTTATCTCCGCCGTAATACTGGGTATACGGTTGCCATAATCCTTCAAGGGAAACGTGTCAAATACTATGTACGTGATACCCCTGAAAGCAGGAGTACTGTTTACCCCTATATCCGCTTCTATCAAGCTGTCGGGCTCCTGGGTCTCATCACCAGGATAGAACCTGAAAGACAGGTTGGCCTTCGATATATCGTCGGAAGTGGATGTCCTGTCGAAAATCAGTTTACCATCAGCCCATATGCGTAGAACATCCTCCGTCACGCCCTCGCCAAAGGCGATAGCGAATGAGGCGAAATACTCAAAAGTGATCTGAGTCTGAGAAGCCCCCAGACCTTTGCCCCCTACTTTCTTCTCGTTCTTGACTTCCTCTATACCCGTGGACCAGATCATATTACCCCCCATGCGTATCGTGCCGAAACTCTTCTGTATGGTCACCCCGTAGGCCGAGGAGGTGACAGATAAATCGCCGAGCCGAGGACCTTCGGTGGTTACACCGGCCGGTGGAAAGAGAAGAGTGCCGATGAGCGTACCTACGATCCATCCGGCACTTGCGCCGATCCCAATCGCGCTACCGAGAGCGGCTCCGCCGACTGCGAGTAGTATGGCCATCAGTCATTCAATCCTTTGTATTTGAAACACGCAACTCGGAGTGCCATCCAGTCACCCTGGTTTAGTCTCTCCTCCAGTACCTTTTTCCTGAGAGCGTGAGCGTGGACGATTGTTAGTGCTCCACCAATCTCCGCGACAATGGTCGAATGGCATGGAAACTGGTTGTCCCGGAACAGTAACACGTCCCCCGGCTGAGCATCCACGATGGCCTTTTCTTCCATGTTCATTCTGAAGTGCTTGAGGAAGCTGGTGCCGTGCGTCCGACGCTGGTAATTGGTCGTGTCGTAGTCGACGACGCCCAGGGCCTTACCCACTAGGATCACGAGTCCTGCGCAGTCAATACCCAATTTCGTACGACCCTGGTGTCTCCACTTCACACCGATCCATTTCCGTGCTTCATTTATAATATCTTTTCTGTTAACCTGACTTTGCATCTGGGTACCTCACTAATTCGTCTTGACCTGGGACAAAAGGTTCTCCTCGGAAGTTCTTGATATTACCATTTGCAAAGTCCTTAGAATTTGGAATCACGAATTTTGTTATGCAAGTCGTAGAGCGTTTATCACAGCCAGGATACAGTCGAAGTTTGTCTCCGGATACAATAGTAAAGGGCGCGGGGATGAAAACCGTCAGGGTCCTGGTGCTTTGTATCCAGTCTCTTACCTCGAGAATAACATCGTCATTGGTGCCTGTCTCGAACTCGATAGCACCCCCATTAAAGTAGTCATCGACGGCCCTGGTCTCGTCGAACGCTACCGTCAGAGTGAACACCTTGTTATCAGTTACCGTGTCAACCACGGCGTGTCTCATCCAGGCCTGTCGTGCTGTGAAGGTGGCAGTTCCATCGACAGTCGTGTTGTCTACGACCGTGTCATATGTTGGGGGAGAGCCGGCGGTCGTTCCCGCCACTGTACACTCATATATTCTGTTTTCGAATATCTCCTGGCCAGTACCTCCGGTCGTGTTTACCCTGATAAAGTCCCCCAGGACAAAAGCCGTATTGTTCGTACGTAGGACAGGGTCGATGGGGACCTTACAGCGCGAATCGCCAAGATCAGCCCGGCATTCAGGCTGGTACAGTTCCCCGATATTTTGGGCGAGTTGCTGGGCGAGACCGCGTAATTCTGTGCGGAATATTCCCTGCTTGGTCAGGGTGACCTCGCCAAAGTGACCCCGGCGCATCTTGACGACACCATCCGCCACACTTTTATAATTTATGGTGGATATGAATATCTCCGCGAAGTCGAATTTACCAGCACGAATGTCCACCTCGGTAATCTCGGCACTGTCGAAGAGGCCTTCGACATTCAGATTATCGACCGATAAGGACACATCGCTGGCTATAGCGGTCCTACTGTACCCACTACTCGCTATATACGTATCCCCGTCGAAGGGGATATTCTTGTCAAGGTCGGTAAAGAAGAATTGAGTACCGTCCTTACGTACGATACGCCAGAGGGTCGCAAGAGTGGTCGTCTCACCGGCGAGATGTGTCTGTAATCCTGAGGAGATAGTCTTCATGAAACGTCCACCAGTTCCTCCCTCACTTCCAATAGGGGTATCCGGGGGAAGCTGAATACATCATCCCGCTCGGCTCGCATTGTTAACTCATCTATATCGAATCTCACTGGCACATCGAACTCGCATATTATGCCGAGCGATTGCCCTGTGGTTGGTGCGACCGTGAAATCTATCACGCCAGTATCAACATCTATCGTGAAGCCGGAGAACTGTTCCACAGCGTCCAGGAACACCCGTACCGTACCCGTGACGAGCCTGGTGGTTTCCCGGTCAAAGGTGGTGGGTCCTGACACGTAACGACGCACGACCTGGAACTTGTCCTTAGCCCCGTCTGTCACGAAGATCTCCTGGGGCGCGTCTGGATTATCACTGCCGATCTGGAAGTCAGTCCAGTCCTTGAACCTGAAGCCGATCGCCCTGCCCCTGCGCGCGTGGAAGAAGGCCAGCACAATCTCCTGGTTGGCCTTCTTATCCATGCCATAGGAGATATCCCACAGGCCACGGGTCCGTGACCAGTCAATATTCCTTTGCTCAAAACCTGAGGAGAGTATGAGTACAGAGGTCTTATATCCAGGGCCTCCCTCGGCTCCTTTCTCTATGTCCTCATCCAACTTTACATTATCAAACGTCATGTCTACCTGTCTCTCCTCTGGGCTCTACTCAGTGTCGTAGCAAGTTGGGCGGCTATCTGATCCTGAGACCTCCTGAAACTATTTACATCGGGGGTCGATATGTTCATATTTACCTGTATCGGCCGTCCTCCTGAACCGTTATTGGGGGTGACGGTGACCGTCTCACCCCGTGATACGCGGGCGACGGGCCTGTTGTTGACGCTCAACACATTCCTGTCTACTCCAGCATTACCAAGTATTGGGAATGAGCCTCCGTGGTCTAACCCGGGTATACCAAATCCACTAACACCTCCGCCGCCAGGGCCTGTGCTGCCTCCACCACCTCCACCAATGCCCAGGAGGCCTTTCAGTGCTCCGAGGAGGCCTGTTCCACCGCCTCCACCTCCGGTGCCCAAGAGGGCAGCGAGCGGGCCTGTAATGGCCTGGCGTATCGCCAGGCGGGTGAGATCAGCCAAGATACTGTTGATCAGACTGTTGAAGTCCAGCTTGCCCGTTGTCACGAATTGTACCAGTGCGTCCTCGGCGGCCTTGAATGCCTTTACCACAGTGGTCTCCACCAGGCTGGCTATGTCCTCGAACTCCGTCTGCAGCCGTATGATGCCGCGTTCGAGGCCAGACGCGCCATCAGTCTGTGTATCGAGGAAAGCCAGACGTAGTTCACGTAGAGACTTGGTAAATTCCTCGGTACTTATATCGCCCCTGATAGCCACCAACGCCTTGAGGCCTTCTTCATAGTTCCTCAATGGCGCCTCTATCCGGGCAAGAACCTCGTTCTGTCGTTCGAGTTCAAGATTTTGTTGCACAAGTGTGATAACCAACTCCCGTTCAGTATCGGTCAGTGTGCGCTTGAGGGTATCTTCGGCGCGGAAGAGAGCCTGCTGGATCGTGCGTTCATCATTGTTCAATCCCAGGAGAGTGGTCTCACGCTCAAGATCCCGGGTCTGAAGCTGGAACTCAGCTTGACGTTGCAGTTCAAGATTGAGCCGGATTATTTCCTCAACTTCTTCACGACTGATCTGGATTCCCGCACGTTGAAGCTCGAGGGTGGTCTGTCGTGTCCTGTTCAACACTTCACGCTCACCAACCGACTTGCTGAGCAGAGAGTTCTCAAAGTCCAACTCCCGGTTCAGGGCACCCAGTGGATCTAGCTGATCTCTCAGGAGGAACCGCTGTCGTGCCAACAGACGATTGGCCTCCTCCCTTGTGATATTTTCGTCCTTTATTTGGATTTCAAGGAGTTTTGACATACGCCGCACCTGTAGTCCTGCCTTGAAGACACCATTCAACTTCGCCCGAAGGTCATCCAGTGCTTTGTTTGCCACCTCTTTCACGGTCCCTGCGAAATTACCTATGTTAGTCTGCAGACGAATGATGCTGATATCAGCACCCACCGACGCTGCTATAGCCTCTCTGAGAGCTGTCTCCAGGTTGTTTAGAATGACATTGGCAGCATTCAACTTAACAAAGGAGCCAATATCAGCACCAAGAAAGCTGGGTCTCCTCTGCCTCTGTGCGTCAGCCTCGGCGAGAAGTGCTACCTGCTCCTTCTGGAGGGCAATTTGGACGAGGAGCAACGATACCGCTACCGTGGCTTCCTCCCTTGTGATCTTGAGATTGTTGAGCCGGGCAGTGGCCTGATTCTGCAATTCAATATTGGCCTCCCGTGTCCGACCTATGTTGGTCTCCAGCCGGAGGTTCAGGGCCTCCAACTCAGAGGCCTGCTCTGAGATCTCTGTCTTTGCAGTCCTTGTCTCACGTCCGAACAAGAACATGGCTCCGGCTGCGAGGACCAGCAGGCCAGCGGGACCACCGACAAGGGCCAGAACCCCGCGCAGAAGGCCCATCACAGCGGCGGTTCCACGGGCGACAAGGGTAGTACGTACCAGGGCCCCCTGGAGTGCGGTCTGCGCCCCGGTGGCTACCGTGGCGGCGGCAGCGGAGGCCCCAGTGGTTGCTGCAAGTTCTACCTTGGCGATAGATAGAAGTTGGGTCGCCTGGACCTCTCGTTGCAGCAGAGCTGTCTGGGTAGCTCTCAGTCGGTTCAGGACCTGGGTTCGACCAGTTACTGCGGCAATGCCCGCCTGTAACTCGATCTTTGTAGCTACTGACAGACGTTCTGCATTTGCCTCAGCGAGCAGCACACGCAGATTGGCTGTCCTGGCCTGCAGAGAACGCACCAGAGCTGCTGCCTCCGCTGCTCGGGCAGTGGTTACCTTCGCGGTTGACTGTGCACGCATCAAGTCCGCCTGGACACCTTCTATCATCACCGCGTTGCCAGAGGCTATCGCTCTGGTGAAGGCCACCTGGGCGGTGACACCAGTCGACAAGCGAGAGATGAAGGGCCCAAGGAACCTGGACAGGGCCACGATTGCTAGAGCGCTGAAGATATCTGTCGCAGTATCCAGGTTGTTGTTGAGAACACCTATCCCAGTTGCCACAGATTGGATGCTGGACGCTATAGTCGAGAATACACCGCCAGCCTCGCTGAAGGATCCAATTAGTCTGATGGCCTGGTTCTCTAGGATTGTAAATGATTGCGCTATGGTTGGAACTGTCTCGGCAAACCGCTCCGTCAACTCCTCGCGGGCCTCCGCGAAGGCACGAATAATCGCCTTGGCACTGATCACACCCTCTTCGCCGAGTATCCTCAACTCTCCCCGGGTTACCCCAAGTGACTTGGCAATTACATCTGCGACAACCGGCAGTTGCTCCAAGACAGAGCGAAGTTCATCGCCCCGGAGTGTCCCGGAGGCCAGGCCCTGAGAGAGTTGGATCAAGGCATTGTTGGCCTCCTGGGCCCCCGCGCCGGACAAGATGACCGCCTGGTTCAGGCTCTCTGTGAACGCGAGTGTCTCCTGCTGGGTAATACCCAGCTCGCGGACTGCCAGGGCTGCTCGGGAGAAGACCTCCGCCGTGGCCGCGAAGCTTCCTCTTGTACGGTTGGATATTGCGAACAGCTCCTTGGTCACGAGGTTCAGTTCCGCGGTGCCATCCGTGACGGTCTTGATTCTGTTCTGGACGTTGGTGAAGGTATCGGAGAGTCCCACGAGCTGTCTGATGCCGACAGCCACTCCCACAAAGGCGAAGGCACGGGCAATGAGTTGCCGCGTCCGGTCAGCTGCCGTGCCGACCCGGTTAAGACTCTGCTCTACCTGTTTCGTACCCCGTTGAGCCTTGGAGGGATCAACAATGACAATTATTCTGAATTCGGTCATTTACCGGATACTTCCGGCAAGAGCTTTGGATTATATATAGCGGTAGCCACACCTTTCTCCTTGTGTGTGCTTAGGTCTTTTTAACTTTTTGCTTCCGCTGTCTGTCAATTTCATCCTTGAGCCAGTTGAGGTAACCAGCGTCCATGGCTCGGATGATGGCCACGAATGTATCGATCATATCGTTGTCGAGGCCGGTATGATACCCGTACTCGACAATCTTATCCCAGGGTATGGGGCCATGTTCAAACCGCCTGGTAGAACTCAGGTCCCAGAAGCTCTTCTGGTAGAAAAAATCTGTTATCTGGGCCGGCGGCTCCTCTGAATACCACTCAGGAAGCCGTCGGCCCTTGAGTATGGCAGCCTCGACCGAGTAGCCATCACGGTCGTACCGCAACTCCCAGAGAAGCCGCGCGGTTAGTTTCCCGCGACGACCTCGATGTCCATCAACTCAGCAAAGTTTGCTGGGTTACCACAGTAGTTGCGCACGTCGTCGAATAGCCAGTTAGGTAGGGCCGCCAGAAAATCCGCACACTCTGCCACTGAGAACTTGGTCTCCTTGCCAGTCTTCCCGTCTACCATGTCCTCCCAGCCCTTAATGACGTACTTGGGGTAGAGCTCCTTGTCCTCCTCCCGGTTATCGTCGATCATGGCGGAACTGATCGCTCCCGCGCGTACCGCGCGTGCGGACTTCCCGGCCCTCTTGAGGAGCCGGTTATAGTAGGGCTTATTCGCCTCAGTGGCCGGGGCCACGATCAAGGTGGGGGTTAATCCGTTCACGGTTATCTGATGAAGTTTATACCGCGAGGTCGTCTCGTTGGTGACCTCCAGATCTTTTAGGTGACTGAAATCTGCCATTGTCAACGTTCTCCTTTCTAGTAGGCCACAGGGCCCTGTTCACCAAAGAAGTATGCCGTAGATAGGTCTATCTACGGCACCGTCATTTTATATTAAGATTAAACCTTCTTAGGAATTGGGACCGGCGATATGCTCACCCCGATAGAGAATCCCAGGGTCGGATCCTGGAAGGCCTCAGCCGTCGTATTGATGAGCACGCTCTCATTGACGGGGAAGTCTCTCGCGCCGCCCGCCAGTGTCAGGGCAGGTATGTCGACCGCGATGGTCCCGTCGACGTTACGGAGGACGAAGTCCAGCGTCAGGGTCGTGTTGTCCCTGATTCTGTTGACCACCAGGCCCTCCGTGAAGACGAGCTGGGCCTCTATGTCCACCAGGAAATTACCGGTATTGAGGAACTTCGCGCCCAGGGTGCCGAGCACCTTCTCAGGGGTCACGCCGTTATTGAGCGTGAGGTTGAGGCTCTTGAAGTCAGTCGTCAGGCCGGTCTCATCCACCTCGGTGATCCGCAGTCTCGCGATATCCGCGGAGGTGTTGAAGGCCGCTATGTCATCGGGATCAGTGGCCGCAGAGGCGCCGGTCTTACGTGAGCCAGCCGTGACCGGGTTATCCGTGTCGGTGCCGATGAAACCGAAGGTGACGACCGTCTTGTCCGTGAGGGGCAGACTGAACGCCGCTATGTTACAGAAGTTGCCCTTGGAGTACTCGAACTCGGAGGCGCCGCCAACATCGAGGTTGGGAGATTCCATCTCGAACTGGAAGGAGCGTTCCAGGAACTCTGAACTGGTCGTAACCACATTCCTGATGAATTCCCCGAAGATGAGGTCCACGGCAGTGGCCGGAGCGGTGAGGTCGTCGACCTGTAGCGCTGCATCCAACTTGTCGAAGATGAGGTCGTCCGCGCCCGAGAACTGGATCAGACGTGCAAAACCGAATATATCATTAGCCACGGAATCTTCGAAGGCATTGACGATCGTCGTATCCCCCGGGTTCAGGATGGATCCGATGTGCACGACCTGGCCCAGTGTTAGGCCTAGGGCCTGTACGGCCGCGACGATGCCCGTCTGGTTGAGCGTGGCCTGATTGGTTGTCGCCTCAAAGTCCCAGGTCACTAGGTCCGCGATGGCGATGCGGTGTCCCGCAATTGAGAGACGCGCCGCGGCCGGGGTTGAGGCGTTGGTGACCAGGTTCTCGGATACAGATATCAGGGTGGCCGAGGTGGCGATGTCTGCGTCCACGCTCTTGAGGCCGTTGTTAGCGGCATTTGTGTGGCCAGCGGCCCATATCAGGGTGTCGACCTCAAACTTGTCCGCCTGTGCCGCGGCGAGGGCTGCCACCGCATAGGTATCGGCGACCGTGTCGACCGCGCTGACCGCGAGGTTGGTCACGTCTGAGTTGATACCCGTCACGAAGGCGAAACCCTCTATGAAGTCACGGAAGGAAGACAGCGTCAGGTCCTCTTCGAACTCGATCGCACTGTCCAGGTCCGTCACGGTGCCTTTCCGTCTCTGACGGTTACGGCTGATAGGTTCCCGGGATACCTTGGTGACGTCAGCCCCGAAGGTGTTGATCGTGTTAGGCTCCAGGAGGAACCACACGGTCCCAGCCACCCCGAGTGCCGTTTCGATGGTGTAACTCAACGCCACATTATTTGTTAAAACTCTACCCAATAGATTTCTCCTTTTCTGTTAGAGCCTTGGCCATTACCAATACTTCTTCATCAGTATAGCAATTCCTGGCACGGTTATATAGGATACAGACAATCCTCACATTTCCAGGTATGTATCCTTTAGAATTATCCAAACGATCTGGAGAGGGTGCCCATGGATTATATCTGTCTGGTCCTTCCCAAATTAAGGGTAAGTTGGTTACTGAACAAGTCATAGGTTCTAACATAATCTCTAAATCTTTTTCCGTCAGAGTACAATCTTGCTTTCTTTTATTAGCTCCATTACGCATATTGGCAAGTAAGACCTTAGCAATATTTCTCCGGCGCCAGTCATAAGTACTGGTTTTTAGATGTTTCTTGTTTTCTTTCCGCCATTTATTACCCATTTCATTTTTAGTACGTTCTCTATACTCTTTTGCATATTGAGCACTTTGACCTGGGTTATTAGCTCTATAAATTCTTTGTGCTTCCTTACCAGTAGGCATTATTTAATCTCGTCATATTCGAATTCCGCCTCGACCACTGATTGATACCATTTCCCAGTAGGACCTGTCTCTCGGATCACGGCACTCTGGAAGTCTAGCCCGGAGAAGCTGACTCCCTCGAATATGTCCGCGGCCTCCTTGGTCAGTATGTCTGACTGTTTTACACCGGTATTGGCCTGCGTGTATACCTGCACGAATACCGAGGCTGTCGACCTGAATCGCCTGTTGCCTACCCCACCAAGGGTATTCTGGGTGCGGGCGGTGCTCCGTACGACGAGCCTCACCCAGTCACCAGTGTCTGGTATTTCACCCTCTTCGTTATCGAAGAAAATCCTGTCGAGTGCAACTCCCGTGAAGTTACTCGTGAACCTCAGGTACACGGCTTCCTTTGCCTCAGTCAGGGTCGTCATGTTGCAAGTCCCCCTATATCCTGCGTCACGGCCTTCTTGATGGCCCTCTGGACAAATCCTGAGGGGGCCTGTCGGGAGGTTCCCTCATTAAGCCCCAGGATGTATGGCACGTTATTCGATATGAACACTTTACCCCTGTTTAATTTGTATCCCGTTGCAAGGCTCACCAGGGCGACCTGTTGTTGTGCCCCGGCAGAAGCTGCATCCTGGGGCGTGGGCGTAATTCCTTCCAGGTCAGCTTCGAAGGGCCTTCCTATGGCTGGCACCCAGTTTGCCCTGGCCCAGCCAGTATCGACCGGGGTGGCCTCTATCAGGTTGGCCGTTATGTCCAGCGTTATCTTGGTTATGATGCGCTCTGTGAGCCTCTCAACTGCCCGGACTATGGCCCTTACCTGTGGATTAGCCATGTGGCCTATCCCTCAGCTTTAAGGTTGGTGTCTTCTTCGCCATCCAGCCAGCTATCGTCCTGGTCTTTATCAGAGATATCATCGCCCAGGATGAGCTCTTCGGCAACGGCAGCGGGGATCAATTCTTCTTCGCCACGGGTCAGTTTTTCCTGAAAGTCTTTTACTGCAGCAATATCTTCTTGATTTTCTTTGTCCGAATTGTCGTCACTGTCCAAATCTTTGGTACCATCAGTACCCTCGGTGTCACTTTCAGTATCTGCCTTAAGGCGCAGCTCATCGAGCATCCTGCCGAGAGCTCTTTCACCGTTAATTTTATTCTCCACGCCATCCACGATGACTAGGAACCAGGATCCTTTAGACCTCTTTACACTTACTCCCTCTGGGAGGTTATCGATGTGGGTATTAGGATCTGTATCGGGGTCGGCATCTGGGACCACGCGACCGGTGGAGACGTCTGGGGTATCAAACATGGCTAGCTCGATCCACTGGGCTTCCCAGAAACGCCGCAGCTTACCTTTATTCTCTTCCAGACCTTTGGGGATAAGGTCTCCGGGGTGGTACTCTTTGCCATCCCAGGTGAAATTCCGGCGACATAAGAACTTGGCGTTCTTGTTGAAGCGCTGCTTCCAGTGCCGGACTCTTGTGTAATTTCTTTGCGCCATGGGTTTCATCCTTTAGTTAAGGGAGGTGACGGGCCCCAGAGGAGTCCGTCACGCGCTATATTCTGTTCAGTAGTTTCCTACTTTTACTCGATGATGTCACCGAAGAAGGCACCCAGGTCTTTACTGGTTAACTTCTGGTCGTAGGACATGGTGATCTCCACCCGGTCACTCTCTTCCTTCTCGATGCGGAAACGCTTGATAAGCATCCCCTCATTACTGGCACCTACGCGACCGGTCCAGCTGAAGGTGTATCCAGCAGAGGGGGTCAAGATGCCTGGAGCCGAAGGCTTGTACGACAGTAGGGCGTGCTTGCCACCGATGAAGGAATGGACAGCGGGCTGGCCTTCCTTGGCGGTGTTCTGGATCGCATCCATCACCAGGATCTCATCGACCTCGAAGAGGGCAGCGAGGGATTCCCGGGTAGCCAGGGCAGGACCAGTGGTCTGTCCGCGGTCGAGGCGACCGACGATATCTGGATGGTCGATCAGCACGTCAAATACCCCGCGTGCTAGAGTGAGGGTATTTGGCATGAAGCCCGTGCTCTCCAGTACGAAGCGCTTCAGCAGACGCACATCTTCGATGGGCGTTGAGGCGGCCTGGTTCCAGAACAGGAGCTGGTTATTGGCAGCATCGGTCGGATCGAAAGCCGCGCCCGAGGCGGTGGCATTGCCGTCCGCGTCGAAGGTCCAGGTATCACCGGGGTCACCGGACTGGAAGAAGGCAGCATTCCAGGTAACCTCCCGCTTGATCATGGCTTTACCGGCCAGGTAGAGGGTGGCCTCACGGTCCAGGTTGATCGGATTATCGGCATTGTCCCGTACCTCGTCGGAGATGTCCTTGTGCAAGGCTCGTGTCCGGGCGAAGTAGTTGTCGGTCGCGATGTCGTAACCGCTACCAGCACTCTCGGTGCCAGGAGCCCGTTCTTTCATTTCGTCCCGGTTGAATTCACCCCGGTCATACGTGAAGAACACGTCAGACTTCTTGCTCACAGGGATGTTCGGAAACACCTTTGCGGCCACGAAGGCATCTGTGGACTGCATGAACGCAATCGAGATATTGGTTAGCGGTTTATTGACATGAACGTCACCCCGCGATGGTCTTGTAAAGGGCATCTAATTTAGTCCTCCTTGTTAGGGGTTGGCCCGGGTTAAACTATTAAGTCTCGGTAGAAGACGTCATGACCTGAGCGAGCACCTCGAAGATGTCACCGTCGACGGCGCTAACAAGAGCGATGCCTATGGCCGTGGAGTCCGCCACCAGAGCGGCCTGGTTCGCGATACCAGCCACACGGCCAGCGGTCACGTCAGGGACGATGAGCTGGCCAGCCGTAATGGTCGCACCCGCCTTCACCTTGATGATACCTTCAAACAGGGCAACTGGAACGGTCTCCCCGTCGGTTGTTGCCGCCGCATCAGGCTCCTCAGCAATGACACCCACCGGGCTGTCTGTGACGGCCGTGGTCTTGATGACCTTGCCGACGCCCGCGTCGTTCTCGATCTTTACGAGTTCTCCGAAGTCACCTCGAAGATCCTCACCGGCGATCAGGTTGACCACCGTGGTTGATTCTGCAATAGCCATTGATTTATTTCTCCTCAGGCTTGTGGTTGATCCAGGTCAGCTAGGCGGTCCGCCTAGTTGAGTGTTTTTGTGTAGAGTTCAGAGCCCTTGGTGGTATCCAAGACGTCACTGTAGGCCTGTTCTTCCGTCAACTCCGGATGGTCCTTGTGGTAGACCTTGGCCAGGGCATCGAGCTCCTCGTCAGCACTGCCTGGTGCGGGCGTGTTGCCGTGTCCCACGTTACTGAAGGCCTTGCTCATGCTCTCGTTCTGAGCCTTCAGGGCGTTCATGGCAGCCTTACGCTGGGACTCGTCCTCGATGCCGTCGATTGCCTTCAGCATGGCGGCGCGGGTGTCAAGGTTCCCCGGGAGGTAAGGCAGTTCAGCCTCAGCCCGTTTTTCAAGGGCTGCCTTCTCGAGCTTCTTATCACCCTCGTCAACGCGCTTGCGAAGGGCGTCGTTGGACTTGGCCATCGAGATGAAGGCAGGACCCGCGGACTTGCGCAGTTCGATACCGTCCATGGTGGTATACTCTACCGGATTGGCATCGATATCCGCCTTGGCTTGGGCCTTGTTGATCGCTGTGACCTCCGTCTTGCGTTCGTCAACTGACTTGGCCAGGAACGTATCTGCATCAGCACCCTTGAGAGTCTCAAAGTGTGCCTTCTCAGCATCGTTTAGGCTGGCCACTGAATTAGCACGTGCAAGCTGAGCCTGCAGTTCTTCGACCTTTTTATTCGTGTCGGGCATATTGATCTCCTTGTTTCCGACTTCGCCAGCAGAGCCAGCATTCTGGTTATCGTCTTCACTCGCCTCGTTCTTGAGGAGGCCGGCGAGTCTGCCCTCCTCGGGCAGGAGGTCCGTCGCACCCAGGGCCCTTGCGCGCCTCTTGATGTGCCGCGCCACCTGCGCCTTGTTTGCTGCCCTGCCAAACGCCGATATGGCATTCCTCAGGTCCGCGGTAGTAACGATCGGGAAGCTACCGTCCGGGAGGGCCTTGCCCTCGTCCGCCAGTCGCTCGCGCTCCTGTGCGGTGAACTTTCTCTTCTCTGTACCGTCCTCGTCCTCTTCCGCCTTACTCATAACGGCGATGGTGTGTGAGTGCGATACTCCGTCAGAGCTCTCTCCAGCTCCTATTAAAATATCCCCTTCCGGTGTACGCACCCAGGGATGGTTGTGTCCGTCCTGCCACGTGGTCTCTCCAGAGGTCTGTTCTACTCCGTCTGGGGGTCCACTCAGGATGACCAGGTGTGCGAAACCTTCCTCATCCGTGGTGAGCGCTGCGCCCTTGGCGAGCATTTCGTCTGTCTGGGAATTGTCTAGATGACCGCTACCTTTTTTCTTCTTCTTCTTCTTCCGGTCTTCGGGCCTGTGCTTGCGCTTCATGATGACCGCAGTGGCGCCCTCTTGTGCGGGTACGTCGACGCCGCTGATCTCGTTGATCTTTAACTCTCGCATGATGCGGCGTTTGACCGGCATCTGTGAACCAGCATTTGACTTAATCGGCATCTTCAACCTCCTCGTCTTTCAATCTGAGTCCGCCTATGGAGAAACCGGTGAGCTCTCCCAGCTGGAAGCGCTTCAGCATGTCCTCGTTCGGACGCATGGCTATCATGAGCCCAGTACGTCTCGTCAGGATGCCGAACGCCTTGGCTATATCCTCTGTCATCGGCCAGGCGAATACGACCGTGCCGGCCTGATCGCCGGTGTGCATCTCCTTGGCTACCTGGCTGTTCTCCATGAAGTCCAGTGCCGCCTTCAGCATGGTCTCCTCCGGGATGTGATCGCCCTGCAGGTCGAAGTATGGCTCGCCATCCTCCATGCATACTATGGCATGTCCCATCACGAGGCCGAGACCCGTGTCGATCTTGAGGACTTTCGCCCTCAGCTCAAAGCTATCCTGCTGTTTTGTCATCTGTACTAGTCCTTTGTTAAGCTCGTATGTAACTGCCCGACATTTTGATTTCGCCATTATCCGAGAATTGAGCGGGGGTCACCGAAGCCATGCCAGTATTTGTACTCATTTGCTGCAACCGTATAGATTGCGTAGCTGGGTCAAGACGCCCACTCATATGAAAAGCGCCCACAAGATTAAGGCCAACTGCTTGATTTACTCCAATAGCGGCAAAGACTGTAGAAGCCATGGCAGGAAGATCAGATAGCACAATATTTATAACACTCGCCAAAATGCCCACGCTTGACATTCTAATATGCAATTCAAAAAATACGCGATTACCTACTTCAGTGAAGGTGCCCACTTGTACGTCATAGGTCTGACCCTCCCCATCTGAGAAACTTAAATCCTGAATCGTAGGGATAAAAGCACCACCTTCATTATAGTTCTTCAAAGTATGCGCAGCATCCCTTACGCCTAAGAATACACCCTCAACCGAAACATCAAGGATTTCAAGGAAGGCACAAGTATCATCTGCCTTAAAATCGCCGTCAAAGAAACCAGGTTTATCAAATGTACAAGACTCCATGAATAGCTGGTCATCGCGATGTTTTGATACTGGCATAGTCAATCTCCTTAAGCTTTTTCATAATGACCAGACATTATAAACGCACCATTTTGAAATCTGGTAACAGTTATAGAACCATGACCTGCTGTTAAATTAAGTTCCATCAGCCGTATAGAATCAGTAGCTGGATCCATTCGTCCGGACACTTGACGTCCTGATGCAGCCAAGTTGAAACTGGTGACATCTCCCACTAGGACCGTACCCATACCATCCGATTTCATAGTCGGAGCACCATCCAATATGACGTTTACGGGGCCTGATCCTGATAGACTTCCCGAACTTAACACGTCGAGCTTCAAGTCAAAAAATACCCAGGTACCTATTTCAGTAAAGAAACCCAACTGAGTATTATAAGTCTGCCCCTCAGCATCTGAAAAACTAGCATCTTGAATTTTAGGAGTAAAGGTGTTTACATTATAGTTATTCAAAATACGCGGCGCAGCTGGTGCCCCCAGGAATACACCGGCGACTGAAAGATCAAGTGTTTTCTTGAAGGTGAAAGTCTTCTTGGCTAGGATGTCTCCTTCAAACTTAGCAACATCAAAGAATGTAACAGGAGCCACAAATAACTGTGGATTATTACGTTTTGTTGCAGGCATAGTTTATTCTCCTAGCTGTTAAGCTTTTTCATAGTGGCCTGACATCTTTAACTCACCATCGGCTGATAACTCACTGAAAAGCACAGAAGAGTGACCTGCGGTTGAACTCATATTCATCAGTCTTATTGATTGAGTAATTGGGTCATATCGTCCTGATGGACTAAAGGTCCCTGCAAGATTAAACCCAACAAGCTGGCCTACAGCAGCAGAACCAAAACTGCCTGCTTTCATAGGAACTGGCAAGTTAACGATATTCACTACTTGGGAAGTAATCAAAGCTCCTAAACTTATCATTTTAATATGTAAATCAAAAAATACTAGATTGCCAATTTCAAAGAATTTGCCAACCTGTGTAGTATAGGCTTGACCTTGAAACTCAAATCTACTATCCTCAACCTCAGGAGTCCAAGCAGTAGTTTCCTTAAAATTCTTCAAGACATGCTGAGCATTTACGGCTCCTAGGTGCATTCCTTTTGCTGATATATCAAGTGTCTGTTTGAAATCACCAGTCCCTTTGACCTCGTTTGCCTCTTCAAATGTTATAGGAGCTTTAAAAGTACAAGGCGCTGCAAACAGTTGATCATCAAGGTGTTTCTCCACGCCCACGTTTTTCTCCTATCGATTGACTATTGAGGGTTTTATAGATTTAATGAAAAGTCTAGCACGTAGTCCCAACGCGGGGTACCGTCGTTTATCCGTCATGCCTCGGACGGCACGTCTATCCTCGTGCTGAGGGCACAGCGGCACTGCACCGTCTCCGAGGACGGGGCATCCGGATCTCCCGGGAATCTCAGCGGTCCCGCGTTCCCCGGGAAGGTCTCACCTATGGCCCTCACAAGACCGTTCAGTCTTCTGTGGGACGACCTGACGCGCTCGTCCCTGGCGGTCAGCCACCTACGTTCCAGTTGATCCGCCCCCAGGAATCCGTCGTCTATCGCCTGGAAGTACATCTCATCTGTGCCGGCATGAACTGCCCTCAGGGCCTCGGTACGTGCTATGGTATTGGCCCTAAAACTGATGAACCTCTCACGATACCTCTCCACCATCCGATCCACCTGGGCCACGGTCAGGGGCTCACCGCTTCGTATGGCACTTCGCACCGTACTGTCGAACCTTCTGTCCCGTAATTCTCGCCTCAGGGCCTCCGATGAGCCCTGCTCGAGGAGCCTTCTATAGTTCTCGACGGCAGCCTGTTGTCTCGCAGTTAGGCCGATGCTACCGCGGAAATTTCTGGCCTGTTCCACCGGATTTAAGCCACGCCTTATGCCGTCTACCAGGGCCGATCTCGTGGCCGCCCGTTGCTCCGTCGTGAAATTGGTTATGAGTCTCAGTCTCTCCTGCTGCATGACGTCCACGGCGCGCTGGTTGACCTGGTCGAAGGACACGGCCACCTCCAGGACGTCCTCGAGGAACTCGGCGCCCTCCCGCCCTGCCAGGGTGAACACGGCGGCGTACTCAGCGGACAGCCTTATGGCCCCGGCGCTCGCCGCTATGTCCAGTGCCTCCTCGATCTGGCCACTCTCCAGGAGCACTGACAGTGCCGTGAGCGTGCTCGCCTCCTTCGCCGCTGTGATGGCATTGAGGAACGCGTTCCTCAGTCGAGGTTCAGCCCTGGCGATGAGGTCCAGTAATCTTTGTGCTGGATCTACAGTAGGTAGTGCCACGTTAGTTCTCCGCCCTGAACTCGAATACCGCGGATGCTGGGTCCCGGGACAGCAGCTCGAGCAGGTCCCACGTGACGCCGTCTATCAGCACCGTGTCGTTCACCTCTGGCGTCGCGATCGGGGTGACCGACGCTCCTATTATCGTCACCACGGACATCGGGGAGGCCACCAGGGTGCCCTCACGTCTCCTGGTCCTCGTCTCCACGAAACCCTGGAGACTATGTGAGGTAGTGGGGGGGTTGGTGCCGCCCGTGAGGCTGCCTCCCGTCCTCGTGCCCGGGGTGATCCTGGTGAGTGTGCCTGGCCTCAGATTTCCGGCCTCATCGATGGCGTCAGCGATCACCTCTGCAATATTAATCCCAAATAGTTCAACCATGTCGTGTTACTTCTTACCCCTCGGCCACTTCCAGCCGTAACCCCAGCGCCAGGGTACGGGCCACAGCGAGCAGCCCCCGATCCGCACTCCCATGTACATCAGCATGGCCACCCAGGGTCTACCCTTTCCTGCCACGCATCGCATCAGTTCTATGTCCGCCTTCTTTCGATCCGCGTAGGATCCCCCCTCCCAGTAGGCCTTGTCGTGTTCCACGCAGCATCCCCCCCAGTCCCCATCTGGGAACATGCTGCATCCGTCAGTAGTGAACAGCTTGTCCATAGTTATCTCCTTTGTTAAGTCTAAATAATTCAACCATTTTATATTTCTAGTTCTCTAAGGTCTCTTGACCATTCCATCCTGGTAGTCACGTCAGGTCCCCTATCCTCTCTCTTGGGCCATACCAGCCATTCATGGCTGTGTACCTGCCCGGATATGGGAGTACCGTCCCGCTGTACAAATAGCACCCTGTCCGGTATGATGAGGATGAGTTCCGGGGGATTCTGCCAGAATAGCTTTCTCCTGCAGTCTGCCCACAAAAATCCCGACTTCAGGAGCATCGCCACTCGGCCCTCCGCCACAGCCAAGGCATGTTCTGTGAAGGCCTGGGCCAGACCGTCCCTGTAGGGTGGATTGGTGACGATGTCTCCCTCCCAGGGTCCCTCGTAGGCCATGAAATCGTGACCGGTCCTTATGTCCTGTCCAACTACCTCCAGGCCCAGGCCCGTGTCACGTAGTATCCGGGATATCCGACCACTACCCTCTGCGGGCTCGAGCACTGGTCCATCCAAGTCGACGTGTTCCAGCAATATTCGCGTGACATACCCGGGCGTCTCGTACACGTCGAGGGGATCCCGGGTGCCATTCGCCTTACCTACGTTTTCATAAAATTGAACAACTGTCATGTCTGTCTATCCGATATTACGGGAAGCCTCGGTTGCGGCCAAATTGGTCTATATCGGTGAAGGTGCTCTCACCATCTGTCCCCGTGGCGAGTGGCCCCAGTGCATCGCTCGTGGCGGCCGCCTCGGTGAATATGACTATCAGCTGGAAGGCCGTCTCGTCCTGTAGGGGTTTGCCTGCCTGCTGTCTGAAGAATTCGACCTCCGCAGAGCCAGCCTTCACTCTCTTGGTGTTGGTACCGGAGTCGCCCTGCTCCGCGACCTTGGCGGATATGGCTATGGAGCCTGCCAGCAGGATGGTCGCGTTCTCGACCTCCTGGGGGACCTCAGTCGTGCTGACGGCCGACCCGTCCGGGAACGATACCCCGGTACGTGGCCACTTGTTCTCCTGCGAGGAGCCCCCGGTCTTCTCACCCTGCCATATTAACAGATCCAGGCGCCTGGTCGCAGCCACCAGGTTCAGGCCCTTGTCGTCGTTAGACAGGGCCTCCCACGTCACCTTGCGCACGGGGTCGACGGCCAGGTAGTCGTCGGCCTCCGCCACGGAAGCATATGACGTGTAGTTCACGGCGCTGATAATGATCGTGGTTATTGTCATGCTTTATTCCCAGTATCTATCCTATGCGAAGAACTTGGAGTCGGATTCGAACCAGTCTATGACGAAACCGACGTCGATGTTACCCCCGCTTGTGTTCGACAGTTTCAACAGGTAGTCCGTGCTCGGCTTCAGTACCGCCTCGTCGGACAGTAGTCCCATGACCACCCTCTCTCCTGCTGGAGGCACTATCTCGTCCACCAGAATCAGACCGTCGGCCGTGGTAGTCGGACCGGAGAACAGCTTCACCGGACTTGTGCCCCCGATCACCCGGTTCCTCGCAACATTGACCTGCTCGGTACCGTCAGCCGTGGTGGTCGGAGCCTCGAACACCTGGAGATCCGCAGTCCCTGTGGCCGTCATCCTCAGACTCGCGTGGACGGGCTTCAGGTCCGTCCTCAGTAGTATTTCCACGGATGAGCCGTTCGTGAGCGCCTTGGTCACGAGTGACAGGGCGAACATTCGGCCCGCGTGCATCAGCTGTTGGGTGATACTCGCGACGTGGATTCCCTGGCTCAGGTCATCGACCAGGGCCACTACGCCGTTCTCGTCCTTTATCTGTGTCGTTCTGCTACTCATCTCTATCTCTTCTCTTTACTACAGATTGGCCACCCATAATTTACTCCTTCATATCGTCCAAGTTATCTACCTTGCCCTCGTCGGTCTCCCCGGTACGACCGGTGAGGACCGAGTCCGTATCGTTCTCCATGCCATTATCCGGGACCCTGGGCACTCCCATGAGGTCACGTACCTCGTTTATGACGGGGTCATCCAGGCCTAGGGGTGCCCCCGAGGTGGCCATGTCGCGCAACGTGGCGGCTATCTGTTCGACGTCGGTGAAGCGCACGGCCTGGGTCTTGATCTCAGGCATGGCCTCGACCGGGAAGCCATTCAGCCGCCACAGGGTCTTTAACAGGTCCTCGTCAATCATCTCCCGGATCTCCGCGAGCGCGCCGTCCACGAGCAGGAAGAACGCGTTGGTCTTGTCCTTGCTGAGGGCGAAGCTGCCGACGGAGCCGGAGCCGAGCATGAGCTGCTCCACGTTGAGTATACGGGCGAGCTCCCTGTTTAGGCGCTCGATGGCATTGGCGTTCTCGGCGAAGCTGGTACCGGAGCTCTTGAGCAGCTCGACGTCCCACTGCTTGGCACTCGAGGCACGTCCGGCCTCGTCCTTGCTCTCGTACGTTATGCTGTCCAGCAGCATGCCGAGCTGCGCGGTCTTCACGTGGTTCTTGATGAACTTGCGGAGGGGGGCCTCTATGGCTACCCTCTGCTCCTTGCTGAGGTCCCCGGCCTGTACCATCTTGGCGAGCTCCGTGAAGGGGCCTCTCCCGATGGGCACGCCACGCAGGTCCGTCTCGAAGCCGAAGCCCTCGAGCTGCTCGTACCTGGCCAGGCGCTGTGCGGGGGCGACGAGGTGCCTGAACAGCCCCAGTCCCTCAGGACTGTCATTCAGGGTGTCGTCCACCATGTACAGGGTCTTCGTCCGGGGTATGTACAGCTCCTCCTGGGTCTGCGGGCTGCGCTGCAGCATCCCGAGCACTACGCCCTCCTTGTCGATGTCCCATCTCTCTATCGTGAGCTGTGCCCGGGGGGCTATGTCGGCGAAGGTCAGGAGACCGTCGTCACGACGCCGGGCCGTCCACTCCTGTATGCTGAACCCGTAGAAACGGTACATGGCGGCCCTCCGCACGATGCGGTGCCACGACGTCCGGGGGTCCTCCGTCAGCATCTCCTCCGCCAGCTTTGCGAACCTCTCGCCCTCGGGATGGTCCGCCGGCACGAACTTCCACTCGGCCGTCGCGACCAGGTTGAGGAAGTACCTCACGCCCGCCGCGACTATGCTGGTATTGGCCAGGATCTCCGAGTACGTCTTGAAGCGCTCCTCCCGGGAGGCTATGTTGACGTTCTTCTCGTTGTCCTGGATGAAACCGCCGAAGATCGCTGTCCCGGGGACTCCAGCCGCCTCAGTCGGTGGTACCCTCTTACGACGGAACATCGCCAGGAAATCGTCTAAGCCTATGCCCATGGGGCCTCCTCGTCATCTTGGAATATTAGTGCATGCTTACCGGACAGTGTAGCCCATGCTGGCCCTCCCCGGACGCCGCCGTTTTTGCCGACCGGGAATTTTACTCACATTTTCTCCCTTTACTGGGTTTACGGAGGATGGAAACTACACTATAAGTATCATATCGAACATAAACAAGGAAAGATTGTTTCACACATTACCGAGGGGCACGGTCTGCCCGAAGGAGTCCAGTTATTACCCGCTTAACTCGAGCGATAACCCTGGACAGATATCGGGTTGGTTGGTTGTAATCCGAGACTAGGAATAAATGCTTACTTAAAGGAGGAGTCCTGACAGTGGCATCGTATCCCAACATCCCGCCAGCCAGGAGAGTGGCCGTGTCACGCGGTAATGTGTGAGATAACTTTTTTTCTCCCTTTATTCATTTACAATGACTGGAAAACCTGCTATAATAGGTACATGAAATGATTAATAGGAGAATTGATATGGCTAAATTCGTGAACCGCGTCGACGTGGACGTGCTGGTGACCGGGGACAGGGACCTGACCCCCGATACCCGCTGGCATACCCTCTCGCACCACCACACCCTGAAGGACGCCCGCCGTGCCGCGAATAAAGTCCTAGGAGAGGGCAAGCTCCGCGTCAGGATGACGTTCGTCGGGTGCGGGGCCCGCCAGCTCAAGCACATCCCCTTGAAGAAGATCAACGCCGACCTCGTGGACACACTGCTGGCCACCCTGGCCACAGCCAACCACCCCGAGGCCTTCTTCGAGGAGGGCATACTGCACGCGGTGTCATCCTGGACGAAGAGAGGTAGGGACGGAACGCTGTACCGTAGCGAGACCTGGGATGAGATAGAGCCCTCCACCGTGGCCGTAGACCGGTGGCTGATCTCCGTGTGTTAAACCCAAATAAGGAGAACTGAGATGTCTAAGAGACGATATAACATCGGTGACCACCTGTACCATGTCCACTTCTCGGGCTCCGGGGAGTACGACGACGGGGTGATCGAGCCCGCAGAGGTCAGCCTGTCCACCTACATCATCCGCACGATAAGGAGGGCTCCCCGGACGAGCAAGTCCTGCCCCCAGACGGTCTACGCCCATCCGAAGGAGGCCACGCGCCATACCAAGAAGGGTCTGGTGTTCGAGAGCTGGGGCAGCGAGTTCGTCAAGGCCTGGCTCGAGGACAGAGACCCTGGCTCCCGATTCACGAGGTTGCACCGCTCGAAGTCCGCAGCCTACCGGGGCGCACTGGCCAAGGTGCGGGCCGACCAGCGTAAGCCTCGTAACGGATGGAGGTTGACCGATAAAGATTTTAAGATCATAGTGGGCCGTTTGAAGAGTGGAATAACGAGGGACATGAATAGGAAATAAAAAAAAAGAAAAGTGGTGAGATATCCCTTCTGAAGTTTATCTCACCTAAGTCTTCATTAACAAGCTTTATTATGATATCCATATGTGTCCAAGGATGTAACCATCGTCTATCTATCGTCGGCACGCATGTCCTCCGCCTCCTCGAGTACCGCTAGCCTCTGTACCCAGTATCGCACCGTGGTATAGGGTCGATCGAGCATCCTTGACATCTCCGAGGTCTTGAGGTTCAATCCACCAGATAGTAGTCTCTTCAGATATATTATATCGTCCTCGGACATGCCCCGGCTCCCGGCCTTGTTTAGGCCTGTACGGGCGAAGGTCGGATGCGACTTGCCTGGACCCTTTGGGGGGATTGCCCCCTGTCGTCGACACTGGTACGCGACGCACCCGAGGGACACGCCGAACTTGCGGGCCAGCATACCGTGCGTCCAGCCCTCCTCCCGGAGGTACGCGAGCTCATCCACCTGGGACTGTGTGAGTCTTCTTTCCATGATAATCTCCTATACTCTAATCATAGGTCCGGACGGATCGGCATGAAACCAGTATAGGACGGAACGACGACGGACCTACCCACATATGGTCACCGTCTCTGGGCCAGGATACCTCCTACAATTATCATAAGAGAAATTTCGATTAACTCTCTATCGGGATGAGCTCGGGGGCTATGATTCCGATCCGGCCCCTGAGCGCCCTGCGGACGCCCTCCAGTGCGTACCTCGCCGCGTCGATGACGTGGTTGTGGTCGTCCGCCAGTACGGAGAGCACCTCGTTGGTGAGCGGGTCCTCCTTGTAGCTGTAGTGGGTGAACTCCCCGATCGTCCGGACGCAGTCCGGATGGATCACTATGTCGTACGACTTCATGAACTCCACTCCCTCCATGAGCGAGCCGGCGCCCTTGCGGGCCGCGATGATCTTGAAGCCTCTGTCCTTCATGTACCTGATGGTCTCGGGCCTCGCGCTGTCGGCCACGATCCTGTTGCCGTCCCTGACGGACTGCATCCCCCTGTGCCCTGACGCGTTCGGCCAGCGCGGAGGGTCCAGGTGGTCCGACCCGGCGAACAGTGCCGGCGTCTCGTCGATCGTGCACCTGACCTTGTAGGCCTCACGCCTGAAGTACAGCGTGCGCCCGATGACGTAGCACTCGATGAGCACCGTCGGATCCACCGAGAAGCCCCAGTCGGCACCGAGCCTGGGCAGCGTGCCCATGACGACCTGGTCGTCCAGGTCCTCGACCCTCCAGTTATTGAAGACCCGGGCCTCTGACCTCTTGAGGAGCTCGCCCTGCCAGATGTGCAGCCACTTGTCCCTGTCGCGACCCTTGTCCCACTCCATCTCCTCACGGAGCACTTCGGGGAACCAGGGGTTGTCCTGCCAGGTGACCCTGCGGACTATCGACCTCGGTGGTGGCGGGCCTCCCAGGAACATGTTGTCCACCGGGTCGGTCTCGAAGCGCCGGTTCCACGAGAACCAGATCTCCGAGTCGTCCTTCCTGATCGTGGGGGTCAGCATCTCTATGCTGGACTGGCTGACGGTGTTGGCCTCCTCGACCCACGCTATGTCGATGCCCTCGGTGGACTTGACGTTCTCGGGGTTGGACCTCAGGCCCATGAAGAGGAAGTCCGTCCCGTTGCCCCCGAATATGCCCTTGTCGGTCGACCTGTAGAAGCCATTACCCCCCTCGGACTTGGGGCCGAGACCCGAGGCACGTATCTTGTCGTCGAGCAGCTGCTTCACGGACGTCGAGATGGACTTCTGGATCTCACGGGCACAGAGTATGCGCAGCGGACGCTCGCTCCCCATCAGCACGAGCTCCTGGGCATATGAATGACTTTTCGCTCCACCCCTTCCGCCATGGAAGGCCTTGTAGCGTGAGGGGACCCTCAGCTCCCTGAAGGCATAGGGTAGATTCAGGGCCGCCAAGGGCTATTCCCAGTTTTTATCTATGAGTATACCAGTCTTCTGGGCCCCGTCATTAACACCCTCTATAAAGGCATCAATGACAATGAACTTAACGACCCCCATGGCCCATCCGAGGCAATAAATAGTAACTGCTAAGGGTACTACTGATATTCCTATAATTAACTTAGTAATAAATTTTTTCATTCTAAAGGGTCCTTCTCCTCTATTGCTGGTATCCCGGGGGTCAGGTCTCCCCGCCCGCTTCGGTCAGTGTCACTGGCGCCGGGTAACCCGGCCCCTCAATTCGGAGGTTCTTGAGCCACTTATTCTTGGCCTTCGCCCTAAGGGCCTGCTCGGCCCGCTCTGAGGTCGCGTACTTACCACAGGTCCAGTCTCCGAACAGTCTACCTGAGCACCTCAGTCTCCAGGGTTTCCCCTTCCTTCTCTTCTTCCTGTCCCGGTCGGCCACCTCGGGCCCATCATGCGTGTGACGAATTTCCTGCCGGAGGTTCGCCTCCTCTCTCCAGTTACTCATCTATTACACTTCCCCAGGGTCCCTCATCACTAGAGCCCTGTACTATGACTGACCAGTGCATTGCCCTCTGATATAGGGAGTAGGTCCTGAGGCCAATAGCGTCAAGACAGTAGGCATAATGCCCAATATAATATAGTAAATAGGCAAATAACTTTTTCATTCGAAGGGGTCCTTCTCCTCTATCACTGGTATCCCGGGGGTCACGTCTATCAAGCCCTGCGTGCCCTCATAGTCCTCCTCGGTCCTGCCCTCAGGCAGCACGTAGTTCACCGTTATGGCCGACGGGAGCGGGATGCCATTCTTGCCGGTCAGCGCGACCTCGCTCCTCTCCCGGTACTCGGGCCTGTGGGTCCTCGTGTAGACCTCGAGCAGCCTGTCGGACTTCCTGCGTATCGTGAAGGGTATCGGGTTGAAGTCGTCGTCGAGCAGGACCGCCGCCGTGACGGGGTCCCGCCGCCAGACGGGCTCGCCCTTGTACAGGACGGGCTCCTCGGTCCCGTTGATCCCGCGCTCGCGTAGCTCCATCTCGGCGTCGTCCACCGCGCTCTGGAACGCGTGGTCACAGGCCTCGTCGAAGTCCCCGTCGGCCTTCCGCCAGCGTAGGTACGTCGTGCGGCCTATGCCGACGACCCTGCAGCAGGGGCCGATCACGCCGCACCTCGCGAACTCCTCCAGGAACCTCATCTTCCGGACGTCCATCAGCCCTATGTTCTTCTCGTTGCTCATGGCCCGATTGTGTCGCGCGGGGTCGCCCGCGCGAGCCAGCGTGCTCAGGGCCTGAACAGGGGTAGGCAGACAGCGGCGATGATTACCACGACCATGGCCACTATGACCAACGCCATGATGCCTACCGACACGGGTCTATCCCCAGCAGTTCCATGGCATCCATCGCGACGGACACGTACTGGTACCTGGCCGCATCGTCCAGCTCATCGAAGCTGGGACCCCCCACCTTGAGGGGATCACGGTTCAGGAATCTCTCCCGTAGCTTGCTCGCCAGTCCGAGGGCTGTCAGGTCCTTGGGGTCTCTTGGCTTCTTCGATCTCTTCTGCATCTCATCTCTCCTGTTCTTCAGTATCCATGATTAGTCCCCTCGGCCCCCGAGATATCCCATCATAGCTCCACCGCTATCCACCTAATTATCAGGTTCGTCCCTGTATAGTGCCCATACTTATTGTTCACGTCGTACTCGACGGCCATCAGCCTCACCCTCAGGTTCCGGCCCCTGAACAGTTCGTTCCTGCTGACGTTGCGGGCGTCCAGCATGTTCAGCTGTCCGACCAGCTTGTCCCCAGTCTCTGGCGTCCAGAGCCCTGCATGGTATGTGATGCCCTCTATGCCTAGTAGTGGGAACACCTCCGGCCGGAACCTTGACTTCAACGTCGTCACCGTGATCGTCTCGTCCCCCTCTACTGGGAACTTGGAGGTCTGTATTCCACTGTTGAGCATGCGCAGCACGTCGATGTCAGGATGGTCCGCCAGGGCCTCGAGCCGGACGATCATACTGTAGGGGGGTCCCAGCTTAGGAACCTCATTGTTGAGCTCCGGGTATATCACGGGCTGTCCGATGAGCTGGTCAGACTGGACGTCGATCTCGAATTCTAGGATGGGTTCTACTGTCATGGTCTTTCTCCTAACTATCTATTTCGTTTTGCAACGCCAGATATCTCCATCTGGAAAACAAAAGGTACCATCTTCTGCTTCGATGTGGTTGTAGAGGAGAAAGCTCAACTTGGCTTCTAAGTCGACGCACAAGGACATGGTCGGGGGTAGTGGGGGCTCCCTCATCTGATTACGCACTAAGGCCCTTATTTGAGGGACGAGGTCGCATAGGCTCGCCTGGGACGCCGCGTCCTCTTCCCCGTTGAGGATGACGTCGATCTTGCGGACCAGCCTCTGGTGATCTTCCAGCGTCGCCTTGTAGTCCTCGATACCAGCCTCTACCTCGTTGTCGGTGGAATTCAGCTCATCCACCACCTGGCCGATCAGTGCTATGATCTCGGTCATGATGTGCTGATGGTTAAACTCCAGGTCAATACTGCTCCTGAATGTGCTGAGGTGATCCGCACTTTCCTTCATTTTTTCCCGTCTGGTCATCTCTATTCTCCTGTCTGTATAATCGATGGGTACATTATATCCCCTATCACCCCACAGGTATCCCAGTGTTATTGATTGGATACTCCTGCACAGGCGAGAGCCAGGGCCTCGGCAAAGTCCCCGGTCCGCAGGATCTCGTCCCAGGCCCTCGCCTCGTATACGTACCTCCGGTTCCTCTGGAAGACCTTTATGATGGGACATCTCATGACGAGGTTCAGTATGTGCCCCCCCCATTGAAGATCATGTCCTGCCCGAAGTTCTCCAGGACCTCCTTGGGGTGACACACGATGTACCCATTGAAGATCAGGTCGTCCAGGTGCTCGTCCTCAGTCTCATACACCGTCTTGGGGCCCAACTCCACGTAACGTATACTACCCTCAAA